GCTTTTATATAATTTTATGTATTCTTTCTCTTTTTCGTTATAATTGACTCCATAATATAAAACAGAAACTTCGAAATTCTCCCATCCATATTTCTTAATGGCGTTATGAATTGGATGATTATTTCTTTCGTCGTGCTTATGCTCTTGCATTCTTCTGTCTAAATTATTTGTTTGTCCTACATAAATCTTTTTATTTATTTTATTTTCAATTTTATAAACATATTTTTCCATACCAAAATCAATATTCATAAAATCTTATACTAAAATGACACTGCATTTTTCAATGCAGATTAGACTATATCACTACCATATATAATACGGCACTCCTCAACAGGCTTTAACGATTTTAAAAGCTCTTAGTCGTTGAACCTTCTCCTATTCGGAGCTTGGCGGCTGATTCCCCATTCTCTCAACACTTAGGACATATCTGCATTTCAACAAATATGCTTTTATTTCACCATATGTCATCTGTTCGATTCTTTCTACTTTCGTCGCATTCGCACTTGCCTTTATTTCATGGCTATGCTGTAGCTCGAACAGCTTTAGGGTGAGCATGGATATGCTCTTTTATTCCAGCAATTCAAAGGAGTTCAAACACATTGTTTCCAATATGTAGGGGCTAGAATCTAACCAATCCATTCGTCTAAAGAAAGATTAATTGTTCCATCATCTGATGACTTTGTTTTACTACTCTTAAATAGAGTAATTTTGTTTTTGGACTTCTGATTGTCGGAGAATGATTTTGTCTTAATAAAACCACTTCTCACTCCTCCAAAAATCGCGCCTCCAATTAATGCCATAACCAGAACCACAATTAAAATCTTTGATGCCTTAGTAAGTCTAAATCTTTTTGTACTCATACTTTTCTCCTCTTATTTATTGTATTTTTTCTTTAAGCTCTCTAAATAATCGTTACCGCTAGTCTTTCTTGCTTCCACCTCCGCTTTCGTCAATCTCGTAGACAACTTATTGTTGTGAACCACTTTAGCTCCTTCAACAACTGCATCTAAGTCCTTATTTTTATCTCTAACAGAGTCGAGAAGTTTGTCTGTTGCCGTTACATTTTTCAGCTCATCCATATCGTCATAAACTTCTTTTAACTGTTTCTTAACTTTCATATTCTCTACAACTTCTTTACTCTCTCTTCTCAATTTACGGAGATTTTTTTCGCACATTTCCTGCGCTTTTTTTGCCGTATTTGCTGCGTCCTCATAAGCTTTCACTAATTCAGCATGTCTTTTTATATCGGCAATAACCTCTTCTCTTTCTTCCGCCTTTAACTGAGCTAAATCAATTTTTCCAGATTTTACAAGAGATTCACATTCTGTTTCTGTTTTATGTAATTTTGCTTTAAGATTCTCAGTTTCTTTTTTCGCATTACTCAGTTTTCCTGCGGCAATGCGATACGCATTATCTGCTTTACTGTAGGCATCCTGCGCCTGATTGATTTTTTCACCGTAAATCGCCTCTGCGCCCTCCGGTGTTGTTGCCATATCTTTAATAAATAATCTTGTAAATCCTGAAAATAATGTCCTCGCCTCTGGGAACAGGATAAAGATTAAAACAACAATGAAAACTGCAACAATAAAAATAAGTTTACTTAATTCCATTACTCGTTCTCTCCTTTGATAAATTTAATAAGGTCAACAATTCTTTTATTTTCTGCTTCGATAGTTTCCTGCGAAGATTTTAATTCGAGCTGCTGCGCCGAAATTTCTTTTTCTAAGCGCTCGATTTCTTTTTTATGATTCTCGATTTCCTCTTCCTTTTCTCTAATGGACTTGTCTGCTTCTTCTGAAATTTTAATCAGAATACTATTGAGTATTTCTGTTCTCTTCACTCCGTCAAGCTCTACGTCCGACTCGTTAAGCCCAAATACTTCAAGCGTTGCAAGTACGGAATTTCGTTTTGTTTCAGTAACCATCTCTTTAGGAAGCGAATTGATGAGCTCCTCGATTTTAAAGATAGATTTTGTTTTATCCGCCAGTTCATTTTGGGAATAAATGTCTTCGATTAAGGTGTCTGTACGAACTGCATCAAGTTCTGCTCCTTCAACGTCCACATCTTCGATAACCTCTCCAAAATCATAATCTTCCTGCTGTGGAACCTCTTCCACGAAAAATCCTTTTAAAAATCCCATCCGTTTTTCTCCTTTAAAATTCTATAATTACATCACACATTTTTTTAGCTTCTTCCTTGCTATGTGTTACCATAATTATCGTGTTGTTACTTCTCTGGTGCTGCTCTACGATTAGATTCTGCATTTTATTTCTCGTGCAAGAATCAAGCGCTGATAACGGCTCATCCATAAGTACTACATCTGGATTTGCAAACAAAGTTCTTGCTAGAGCTAATCTCTGCCTCATTCCGCCGGAAAGCTGCTTGGGATATTTCCCCATGCTTTCACTTAGCCCGACCAGAGACAAAAGCTCTTTTGCTTCCGCTACATCCTTTTCTTCTAATTTCCCCCTTATTTTTTTTGCGATTAGAACATTGTCTAAGCACTTCAGCCAGTCAAATGAGGTATAATTCTGATGCATCATGTAAATATTGTTTTTACTCGCTTTAGTTACAATATTCCCATCCACGAGAACCTGACCATCTATCGGTTTAATTAATCCTGCGACCGTTCTTAGTAAAGTAGTTTTACCGCAACCAGATTCTCCTAATACCCCATATATTTTTGCATCAAACTTATAATTGAAATCTTTGAGCAATGGTTTGTCTCTACTATAACCAGTAGATAACTTATTTAATTCAATCATTGACATACCTCCATTTAAAGACATGCTTCACCAGCTTTTTAGCCGAAAAATCGAATAAGACACTAATTACCATAATTACTATAATCGCCATAAAAACTAAGTCTGTTCTTCCTCTTGAAGACGACTGTTGAATGATGTATCCCAGTCCATATTTAGCGTTGATGGTTTCTGTCACTGCAATATAAGTAAATCCTATGCCGTACATCATTATGAAGCTATTTAAAACACTTGGAAGAGATGCTGGAATCTGTATTCTGAATATAGTTTGCAATTTATTCATTCCCATCGTTAATCCTGTTTCAATTAAGTCCTGACTTACTTCTTCCAAACATAGGACAACTGATGGCATCATATATACGAATGTGGCAATAAACAAAAATACAATTTTCATTAATTCATCTATTCCGAACCACATGATTAATAAAGGATAAAATGCTGTAACTGGGATATACCTCATAACACTGATGACCGGATTTAAAATGTCTTTTGCGAGATTTGAGTTATATATAAGAAGTGCTATCGGAAATGAAATAGCACCAGAAAGAATTGTTGCAACGGTAATTCTTAGAAAAGAATATTCTATTGCCTTAAATAATTGTCCGTTTTGAAGCATCAAAATTAAATTTCTCAAAACGCTTCTTGGAGATGGCACAAACAGCGGATTGGTATGTTGTGCCGCAATACCCCAAACTATAAGTATTGAAATGAATAGCAATAACCTTTTAAGTACTACTTTTATTCCGCATCACTCCTTTCTCTTTTTAACTGTTTTTACAATATGAGTATGCCCCAAGTTAAAAATATTTGAATTAAATGAATAATTTGGTCTTCAACTAAATTTATCGTTTCTTTATTTGCCTTCTCATTATCCACGTACATATGTATTACAGTATTAAGAAAAGCTAATATCCAGAAATAAATATGTCGCTCGCTAATCAGTACTGGAATCATTATTAAACATGTCCAGCAAAAGCTATGCATAAATAACGCCATAATATAATCGTATTGATACATTTTCTTAGGAGCGTTTTCTTTCCAGTATTTTCTCTGTTTAGCAGAAGCAAGCCAACCCTGTAGGTTATAATCAGCTAAAATATGTCCCAGAATCATAGCTGCTAATATCAATATCTTATTGTTCATTTTCTATAATCTCCTTTATTTTTCATTTTATCTCTATCTCGCATTATTCTTGATTCGTGAAAATAAATAAATTCATTTGATAATCCTCGATATCAATTACTTGGATTTCCATATCAGAAAACTTAGAATCTTGAGCATGAGAGTCCGGATTATAAGGATAATCATATCCTGACCTTGTTAAATGCCTTAAAACCCTTCTTTCTGTTGTATTTCTACTGCATCTCTCTTCAAATGCAAATTGTCCGGTATCTAGGTTTATCAAAGTACAATACTCTGAAGTTCTATCTCCTTTGTATTTATTTTTCCCATCTCGAAATGAAACAACCAAATAAGCGCCCACTTCTTCTCCGTTCTCTTTTTGAATTACAATCGCGCCATTATTAAGTTTGATTTTTCTATCTAAATTCAAATTATCTTTTTGTCTATAAATCATAATGTTTTTCACAGATTTTCTCCTTATTCGTCGTTATTTTCGCGTTTTTCTAAGCATACGACATAATCAGCACGAAAACGATTGCCTATTGGAGGTTTTCTCACTTTCCATTCGTATGGGCTAATTCCTTTATCCATTATTGTTTTAAGTTTATACATTTTATCGTAGTATTTTTCAAGTTCACTCTTCTTTTTATCTTTTTGCGAATCAAAAAATAGTTTTGAATATTCATCCTTGCATCTGTGACTTAATTCTAAGTTTGTAATGTATTCTCCAATTGCCGCATTGACATTATCAATACTTTTTCTTAGAATTTCTTCTCTTGCAAGTTCTACTGGATACAGTATTTTTATACGCAAATATTGGGGGCATGGGCCGTTTACATCTTCTACATAGAAACTTTCATCTGTTCTAATCATATTACTTTGCCTCTCCTGTCATAATCTGATCTAAAGTTCTCGGAGTATAATCCATATATTTAATCATACATCCAACATTATAAGAATTCATTGGGATATTTATGTCTGAAGAGACATTTGTTATTGCCGTTTGGAATAATTCCTCTTCTTTTGTGTTATGAACATGCCCATACAAATGAATCGCTCCTTTATGCTGATTCTGATAGAAAAGAATCGGATAATGGCTTAACACAACTTCCCTGCCATTATCACTAATCATTTTATAGTCATAAATCCCCTGAAAATATCCTTTGCAAACACTGTCTTTACTCCATCTGTCATGATTTCCTTTTATCAAAAATTTCACTCCATTAAGCTTTCGAAGAATCTCTTCCGTATCATGACCATTCATCCAGCTAAAATCTCCTAGAATGTATACTTTATCGCTTGATTTTACCGTTTTGTTCCAGTTTTCAATAATTAAATTATCATGCTCTTCAATACTGTCAAAGTGTCTGCCGCCGCTCTGTTCATCGAGCTTTATAATGTTTTTGTGGCCCAAATGGGTATCGCTTATATAATAATTCATGCCTTTCCCCTTTTTCTGTTCTCACTAAAATAGTTTGACTATCTGTTCAAATAAACAAATATCTCTTTCTGTCACCTTTAAGTTGTCATGATAATGGCCGAAAATCCAGCAGCTAAATGATGTCTTTTTTCTTATATCATCGAAATAATCTGTCAGTTTGTCTGCTTCAAAGAATCCGTCCGAAATTTTATCCTGCATAGAAGTCGATGTACAATGAGTAATAATAAAGTCTACGATATTATCATTTTCTTCCAGATTATGAATCCCCTCTTCCATTTCTCCATCGTTTGGCAATTCACGACTCCACCAGCTTAAATGATTAACTCGAAACATTTTATACGGGTCGGCTATCCACTTTTTAATCCTCGAATCTCCTATCTCCAGAATCCCATCCTGAATGTCGTGACTTCTTGCACCTCCAAAAGTAAATATCTTTTTACCATTAATATTATAAATCTGACCTCTCATAAGATGAATCACATGTGGACGGATAAACTGCACCTTGCCGCCATTCCACATTTTCACTGGAACATTATCTAAAATGTCGTAATTACTATGATTGCCTTCGACGAATAAAGTCGTAAAATTACGCTCTTCCAGCCAATCTAATTTATAATTCTCTTCTCTCGAATTATCCCAAATGCCGAAATCTCCAGCAATGCAAACATAATCATCTCTGGTCAAGACTTTCTGTTCGGGGAAAGATTCCTTTCTCAATCTACTAATCCAATCTCCGTGAGTGTCTCCTGTTATCCAAAACATATAATTCATCTCCTCTCCATATTTATATCTTCTGAATTCTTGTAATACTTTTTGCCGATTCTGCATCTACTGTAATATCCACAAAATCATCTACTCTATAAATGTCTAGGTTTAGCCTATGAACATGCTTATCAAAATATTTCCTAACAATGTTTTCTGCTTCTTCCTTGTTTGACACGTTTACTACTGGGATAGCAATTTTTTCCGATACTAAATAACTTTTCATAATCTACCTCATATAATTTTTCAGATAATATTCAAAATATTTCTTTATAAAAAGTGGAGAATATTTATTGTCTGGCATAAAAAATATTGGAATATGATATTTGAACCAAAATGTATGAATTGATGCAAGGAATGATTTTTTATTATAATCTCCTCTATAGTTCCCATCGACAATATCGGAATAATTTGCATTTTCTACAAGTAAAACCTTTTCATATGGGGAAAGAGCAAATTCTTTTTCAATCCGATCTCTTCCTTTTGTTAAATTTGTAGAAAGCTCTTCTAAGCTGGCCTTTCTTTCAATGACTACTTTTCCCTCGAAAGATACGTCTCGAGGAATCCCTAAATCTAAATTTTTTGTCAATATAAAACTATAATCCCCATATTTTAACGCTTTTACTTTATACTTGATTCCAGCTTTATCGAAGCTGTTGGTTATATGGTCGATTTTCTTTTCCCGTGTATCTATCAAAATAACCATAGATTCAAGCAATAATTCTTTTTCTTTGTCTGTGTATTTATACAGGTCTAAAATATTAAGCTGCCTCCTTTGCTGCTCTGCGTATAATACTATAATCTTTAATCCACCAGTCGTAAGTATCTGGAATATCTTCCCATCCACTATCTGTTTTGCGCCGTCTTGGTTCTTTTTTACAATCTTTAATGTAGAGGATATCACCGTCTTTAACTTCTAAATCTTGAAAACTGGTCTTACATCTCTTGTCTCTGAAATTCTTTTTCTTATGAATCTTCATTTCTGAAACTTTTCCATTCTTGATGCAATAAGCTTCAAATTTGGGCGAATATTTCATATCTAAATTCATAACACAAACCGTTCTATATCCATCGTTTAACGATTCATCGGTATAATCTATGTATCCAAGAACTTCATATTGGAACTGAGCAATAAATTCAGAAGGAAATTCTTCTTTCGAAACATTAGAACATAGCGCCTTTATTAACCCAAGAACATTAAAAACCATCCATCTTTTTGCGCTTTTATTTCCTTTTGGCGTTACGTCAGTCGCATACCTTCTAAGATTTATTTTGTCTAAACCTAACTGTGGAACATCTGCTTTCGAAATTGTCTTTCTGTCTATCCACTTATCATAGATGTCTAAACATTGAAGAATATATTTGATGGAACCATACTGCTTAAAGTAATTGATTTTTACTAATTTTCTAAATACTGATGAATTTATCTTTGTTCCTTTTATTGCTGCATAAATATCAATGATATCTTTTCTCGAAGATTGAGAAATTTCCATCATAGATTCTACGGCTTTATCTCCGATACTTTTAACGCTGGATAAATTAGGATATATAATTTTTTCTTTATCATCCACCGTAAACTTTGTGTTATCTTTGCCGTATTCGTAGGTTCCCATTTTATAACCAAAAACTGTCATAGCTTCACGGGTTAACTCGGCAACTTTATTTTTGTCTCCTTTTCCCTGATAGTGATTAAGCGTTACCTCATAAAATACCGAAGTATGATTTGCTTTCATCCATGCTTCATAAAGACTATCATTCGCCATTGCTAAAGCATGAGGGGCATTAAAACTATATCTCGCCGAATCCTTAATTACCTTATATACGGGCTCAAAGTTATCAAGATTACCAATATTTTTAAGCCAATGCTCTCGAAGAGTATCCTCTACATGTTGTAAAGCTTCTCCTTTCAGTTTCTTTTTGCTGATTTTCTTTATCGTGTCATAACTGTCTTTCATTTCGATTCCAAGCCACGAAAAAATCTTCATTACCGCTTCCTGATAAAGCATATAATGGAAACAATCTTCCAGTAATTCGTCGATCGCCGGTTCTCCATTTGTGTATTCCACCCTATCAAGAAAACCATTAATTAAGGACTTAAATCCCGGCCTGATTCCTGCAATAAATGCCGCCAATTCCTTTATATTTTTCGGCTTAAACTTCATGACTTTTTTAGTTGTAGACGCTTTCTCGCACTGATTTAAGCAACAGGTTGCTCCAATCTCGTACATCCTCCAGGTCTTTTCGTCCTCAGTTACCATTTTTCTTAATTCTGTAACCGAAGGAACTTCGCGCCCAATCGCCGCATAAAGTTTATGTATAATACCTACGACATCTACGATTAAGAAATCGTCTTTTACATAGCCGTATTTATCAAGTAAATTCCCTTCAATATTTGCAACAATGGTTGTCTTCCCAGTGCTTTCAGAATGACATCGAATGAGTCCTATTTCATATCGAATATCCCCATAGCCCGGAACATCTTCTTCACCCTCAACACCATTGAACAGAGCAAAACCGCAAGCATGAACCTTCGCCTGTTCGATGATCTCCTGATATGATTTACTCTCATTAAACAGTTTCAAATGGTGCTTGTCTGTAATGTAGTCTTCGATTTCTATGAGATCTCTATCTTCTTCCTCTGCGTTTTTGAGAGCTTCATTGTACCTGTCAATACTTTTTGTGATTTCATTTGCAACTGAAGGCTCAATTCCGTTTACTCCGGCATAGAGTTTGAACCCGTTTTTCTCCTTCAATCTACCGACGGCAAGCAACGGATAACAACCATGTTCTCCGCATAATTCTTTTCCCGCCAAAACAAATGGTTCTTGTGATTGGCAATTAATATCAATATCTGGCATTTGATGGGAATTTAGGATTCTATCCTTTGTTACAAACCTCTCTGGATAAATAGGAACTTCTGATTCAAATCTATCCATAGTCGTAAACCCAAGTAACTTACTCGAATAATAAGAACTTGCACTTCCTCTTGAGGTTGTAGTTATGTGTCCTCCGTACTTATTAACCGCCAAATCAATAAGTTCGTAGTTGTCTAAGAAATAATCAGCCGTTCCGCTTCCGTCTATCTCAGAATACTCATAAAGCATTCCTTCTTTTCTGTCTTCCGTTCTGTGTTCGAAGTCTTCTTCATTATATTTCTTGTTCAGCAAATCAAACAGAATTTTTGACCTTTCTTCATATGACTTCCCTTTATATTTTTCAAGAATTGGTATCTTAAATTTGGTATTGTATTCTAATTCCTCACAGCCTTCATTGAATACATGCGTATTCATCATTGCATATATAATTTCTTCTGGAGGAATAACCCCCTGTTCTGTCATTCTTTCAAAAATTTCTGTTCCAGTCGGGAAATCCATATACCAGCCGTCTTCCTCGGGATATCGAATTCCTTTTCTCTTTAAAAGGTTATCTCTTTTAATCCTATCTTCTTCACTGATATAGTGAGTATCCAAACCAATAATTGTTTTAATTCCGGCTGACTGAGAAAGCTCGTAGATAATACTGTTGATTTTCTTCTGTTCGTCTGTATTGTTTGCCTGATACTCGAGAAAAAAGCTGCTTCCAAAATGTTTCGCAACTCTATACCAAATTTCGGTTGCATCCTCATATTTCCACCCAGCAATGCAGGCAGATGTAATATAAACGTCATCTTCGTCTAGCTCAAAAAGCATATTTAAGTCGATTCGCGGCTTATAATAAAATCCTTCCTGATGCGCCACCGAAATCATGTAGTTTAGCTTTCTCATTGCTTTGTAATTCCTTGCAACAATCACCATATGGCAATTCATATTGTCTTTTTTTTCTCTTGTTTTTTTGTTTCCTTTTTTATCTATGTACTCTTCTGTGGTAACACTATTTATATCTTTTACCCAATATGCTTCAACTGAGTATCTAAATTTGATACCCATTTGAATACATAAATCATACGCCGCAAGCCATTCTCCCTGATATCCATGTTCTCCCGAAAAATAGTTCCTGCAACCTATTTTTTTTGAGTATTCTATAAATTCTTCCATACTTGTTGCAGAATCAATCTGCACTAAATCAGACCATGTAGTATGCTTATGATAGTTTTCCATTAGCATATTCATGTTTTCAGTCCATTCTTTTAAATCATACGGAAATTCAAAATCAAGCCGTTCTTTTGCTTTAACTGCATAATCTAAAACTGTCATTTCTCTCCTTAGATGTTTTTGGTGCAAAAAATGAGCTTATTATCGTTACTTTTCGACTAAGCTCTCCTTTCTATATTTTGATTCGTCTCGCATATAGCTGATTCCATATTTCTTCTCCGTCATCAACCGGAGACATTTTGCTTTCGCTCAATATTTTCCGAGAATCTATTACCGCAAAAACATTTGCAAAGCGTCTTAAAATTTGCATCTTGTTTTTTATTTCGTACAAACCCACATCATTGTCGTAAGCTATTACTACATTTTTAATCCCCATCGACAAGATGATTTTTATTTGTTCTATAGTTAAAACGCTAGTCTCCGAAGAAACCGCATTAAGCTGCTTCCCCCAAGACCATAGTTTCAAAACACTCTTTAATCCTTCAAAAATAATGATTTCATTTTTCTCTTTTATATAAGGAAGACTTTCTTTCATCCCGGCGAAAAAATCCGTTGTCCCTATTTTCGTATAATTCATATACTTTTGAATATTCAGACTTTTATAATTCGGAAATCTTGTTCGCCCCTTAAACCCAATCAAATTAAACTCCTTATCTCTGACAGGATAAACTATTCTATTTGAATGCGTGTCCACTCTGATTTGAAATTGTTTCATAACATCAGCAGAAATCCCCTCGTCTACCCACTCCTGCGGAACTTCATCACTATATCTTTCGATTCTTGATTCCGGCAAAATCTCTCGTTTTACAACTCCAACCCTTTTCTCTTCTTGCATTCGTTTTAGAGATTTATAATATCTAAGAGACTCACATACTTTCATCTCCGAAATATCTTTTCCCGAGAGTTGACATAGCTTTTCCGCCGCTTCTTTAAAAGATAGATGTTCCATTTTAATTAGCCAAGTAAGGAGATTTCCGCCTTGATGACATGATTGGCAATAAAAAGCATTTTTGCTCGGAGTGATAAATAAAGAAGGTGTTTTATCTACATGAAGAGGACAATGAGCCGCATAAGTATCGCGACCTCTTTTCGTAAAATCAACACTTTGACTTGCATATTCTAACAAATCTATTTGATTACACATCTCCTTAAGAGCTTCGCTGTCGTAATGCGTCTCAATCACCTACTTTCTTATGAAACAAATGGGAGTTTTTGCGGCTGTCTTGGCTGCCAAATCCTTGATGCACTCCCGTCGAATGACATAGAAATATATTCTCCTTCTCCTGTTTGTGGGCCATTCCTGTTTACTGGTATCCTAATTGCAAAGTTTCCATACTCTAACCCTCCATCTGACTGAATTTCTTCCGATGTCTTTTCTTGCCAAACCATAATAGTTGAAACGTAACGAGCAATTTTGTCGCTGTCTGCAATTTCGTCTTGCCTATTAAGCTGGGCTCCTGCAATAACCGCTAAATCAAGTTCTCCTCCGATTGTATTTTTTAAGAATGTAGTCATAGCTCCGAGTTGATTGTAGATTTCAGAAGAACTTCCTTCGTCTTCTTTTATGTAATCATATACGACTATTTCTAAGTTCATTTTATATTTCAATACTTTACAAATGGAGTATATTTCATCCTTCGAAGCATTTGGAACATACATATGAACAAAAGGAGCTTGTTTTAAAAACGCTTTTGCTCTCGTTAATCTTTCAGCTCCGGCGTTATCAAATGTTCCATTCTTTATTGACTTTATAGTTAACCCTGTTAAATTGGATAATGCCCTTAGAAGAAAGGCTTTTGACGACATCTCAGTGTCGAGGTATAGGACTGGAACACCATGTCTCAATTGGAACATGACTTCATTTAAGAAATAAAAACTCTTTCCTTTTTTCATTCTTGCTGCCAATAAAACAAGTTCCTTTTTCTCGTAAGTAAAATACTCGCTTAAAGCCGGAAATTTTGAAGGAAAGCCACAAATTCCATCATCTGTCCGAGAATCTTCTATCTCTTCTAATAATTCATCCATCATATCGCCGAACATTTTTATTTCATTGCTAATGAGGTATTGTTCGGTAAGCTTGTTATTTTTATCGTTTATCGACTTATTTAAATCATTAAGCGTAATATCTGGATTGAAACACTGAGATTGAATTTCTACAGTGCTTTTATATGTGTCTCTTTTATAAGCACAAGTTATTACCGTGCCTACTAGAAATTTATATTCTTCTAAGCTATGCCGGGCGGCGTATTGAGCCATATTTATAAACTCTTGGATGTCTGTAAGATTATATGATTGAATTCTTTTCTTTACTGCCTGATTTGAATTCAGCATACTACTTATGTTTATTGCGTCAATATTTTCTATTCCGTTTCTATATAACTCCTGTATCGCCCAAAAAATACAGCCATTACACACATCGTAGAAATATTTGGGCTTAAGATAATCTGTGTGCAGGATAAAATCCGGATGATATACAAGAGTTGCAATCACTCCTGACTCTGCTTGCTGATCCGAAATCAACGATAAGTCTGCCAGAATACCACTCCTATCCTAAGATATCTGCAAAGCTTTTGCGTTTGCGTTTGCTTGGTTTATATGTAAACGAAGATTCCATTTCTTCATTGTCTTCAATTTTTTGCATATTTTTCTTCTGCTCAATTAAATATTCTCTATTTTTCTTTTCTGTGTATCCTTTAATTACGTTTTTATTCTGAATCACATAATATAATCCTTGAGGGTAATTCAGCGTAATTTTATTGCTGATATAGTAGTTCAGTCCAAATAACAATAAGCCGCTATCTACTCCACGAGTAAACACAATGTTGTTTATTACTTTTCTTAGAACGGCGAAAACTACATTCGGATTCACATGTTCAGAAAATAATTCTACAATTTTATTAATATCCTCTTTGGTTTTATAGCAGTCTTTGTGGTAATATCTATTCCCTTCTTTGACTGCTTCAGAAGCAAGAACGTCTTTTGTTTCATGCTTGCAATGGTTATATCTGCATTTATATATCTTTTCTTTTGCCATATTACAATCGGAGAGCGCGAAGCCCTCCTACCTCCTTTAGCAAGACTTAGTTAAAATGGTAATTCGGCATCATCCCCGCTTGGAACCTGCATAAAAGCATCCTGTGGGTTAGGTGCTCCTTTGACTGATTCTACTGGTGCAGCTCCAGCACTTGAAGCTCCTTTACTTTCTACGAACTCTGCATTATCTACAATAACATCTGTGGTATACACCTTATTCCCTTCAGAATTAGTATAACTTCCTGTCTGAATTCTTCCAGTAATGGCAATTTTATCGCCTTTATGAAAATACTTCTGAATAAACTCCCCAGTTTTTGCAAATGCAACACAATTAATAAAGTCAGAATCATACTGTCCGTCCTTATTCTTAAATCTTCTAGTAACTGCGGTAGTAAATCTAACCGCTCCGTTTCTTTCTTCTGGGTCTCTAGTTAATCTTCCAATTTCTACAACAAGATTCATACATATCCTCCAATTTTATTCATACTTTTTATATTCGCAACAATTTCTATAATCACAAATAAATGTGCAGTGAAAGAACTCTTTCGTCGGCTCAAAATTCTCTTCTTCTTCTATCTTTTTTATAGTCTCAGAAAACCATTTTATTGTGTCTTCATATTCTTCCATCTGAAATGGGATTGTTGCCAGTTTCTTTTCCTTAAAATGATTCCACGTAATTTTTTGCGGAAATTCTCCATACAGTTGCTTTACTGCATGACAATATAAATACATCTGCCTTTTATATGACTCAAAACTTTTTTTGGACTTAGCCAAAACCCCAGTGCCATCTTTCCTAAATGGATACGGTGCGCTTTTATGGTCAATAAGCCAGTATTCGCTAGTTTCTGTGTTTCTTAATAATAAATCAATGAATCCAAGAAAATTGTATCCTTGAATGGTTAATTCTGTTCTTAGTTCAACGCCAACAACTTCATAACCCTTTGCCCAGCTAAAATCTTCTGTCACCAAATAATCCAGACATAAATCATATATCTTGTCCATAATGGATTTCTTGACTTTATAAAATACGGATTCATCGTAATGTTCAATAAAATAATTAGGAGCATCATCAATGGAGAGAGTGCCTTCAAAAATCTTCGCAAGAATTTCATGCATAAAAGACCCTACTTCGGCATAATAATTTCCCTCCGCCAAATACTCTTCCGCCCCGTCTTCTCCAAGTACATATTTTATGTAATACATATATTTGCACTTATCAAAGCAATCTAGGCTACTAAATGAATGATGTTTTTTCAGCGAATCATTCGCCAAATACTATCTTCCTTCCGTTCTATTTTGTTCTAACCGCCATAAGCTGCGTTTTCAGTGTCTGTAAAATCTCTAAATCTTCAATCTTTGTATAATCTCCTCGAATATCTTCATCCGAAATTACAGGAAATGCCTTCTTTTCTGCTTCTTTGCAAAGCTCTCCAACTTTTGCTCTTCCTTTTTCTGTTGTGCATTTCTTTGCGACAATATCCTTGATTACAGACTTGATTTCGATTGTTTTTGCCGTATCTTCTGGGACATCTTCACCTTCGTATACATATAGACCTAAGCCGTGCATTGCGATCGCTTTTGTGAGACATCTTTTAATTGACTTGTTTGCGTCTGTTGCGGTAATTTGGTCTGCCGGAATAGCTTTATTACTGAAATTCATAATTGCAAGCATTTCTGTGATAGTCTGTCCATTAATTGTTACAGAAACTTCTACCCACCCACTCTTGCCGTCGTCCAGCCAAGGTCTCTCAATTCCATTCTCCATCTGCTGTTTCTTAATCTCGAATGAAGCTTCTGGATAAACCTTTTTCACTTCCGCCCAAGCAGATGCCCACGGAAGATATGAGAGCTTATTTTTCTCTTTTACTTTCCCGGAAACATCAATAGAATTTAAAACTTCAAAAACACTTTTTCCTTCTGACATACTTTCTCCTTTTTTATTTTGGGTTTATAAAAGCAGGGAGGTCAACCCCTGCAATTTAATGACTAACTTCTTTTATTTCTTTCGACTTCCTTTTCGAGCCTCTTTGCGAGCTTTTGCCAGTTCCAGCTCTTTATCTCTACGATTCTTGAGCTTTCTCATAGCACTGTCCCACTTTCCAATATCAATCGGGCGATTATTTTTACATCTTCTGTTATTCTCTTCTAAGATGTATTTTTCTGTTCCCTCTTCGAATGGATTTGGTTTATAAGAATAAGATTTTCCTTCTTCTCGGCGTTTTGCAAATTTCGCCATTCGTTTTTCGTGCTTTTCTCTCTTCTTATCTTTATTCTTTACGCGACGATTCTCCTGCTTGTATGTTTCGTAGTATTTCTTACGGTTCTTATTTGGTTTACTCATGAAAAATCCTCCTGCAATAACTTATTCTATAATTTTTTTGATAGCTCTTATAAAAAGGCATATGAAATACCAGGGCATAAACCATCCGGCGAAAATAGCTACAAATAAAAGGAAAAATACCTTATCTCCTACATCACACCTATTTCCGGGAATAATTTGAGAAAATAAATCTTCAGTACACATAATGCCCCATATCGCTACAGATACTAATTCGCATATCAAAAGAAATAACCACATAAATTAATTGCCTCCGTTTGTAACCACTGCTCCAGCTCCCTGAGTCGTAATCCAACCATGCTCAAGTCTTGCTTCTGCCAGTTTCATTTCGATTAATTCTTTTGTGATACTCTTTGCGATTGTCTGATTAGATGCGGCTTCAGCTTCAGCTTTTGTCTTCTTAATTTCGGCGTTATTTTTTGCCTCCAGTAACTTAGTCTCATTTTCTACTTTTACAGTTTCCTGCTCAACCTGTGCCTGCTGTTTCTTCTGAAGTGCCTGCACACGATTTTCAACTGCCTGTTTAAGCTTCTTATCTAAATGAACGTCAATAATAGAGGCATCCAATACTTCGATTCCGTACTTGCTGCTAAAATCTTTGTTTAGATATTCTGTGATTTTGTGATTGATCTCGCTTCTGTTTCCGGAGTAAATATCCATCATGCTATAATTTGTAGTAACTTCGGAAATTTTTGATTTGATAACCGTTTTTACTCGATTATTTACGATGTCTTCTCCGCTCATGCCTTTAAATTTCTTATATGTATCAACAACATTTTCTTCAATAAATCTATAGCTCATCTGAAAACTTAATCCAATACTTGCATCATCAGATGTTGCAACTTTAAAGGAATCGTCTCCTTCAGAACCTTCTCTTTTATCTTTTGAAAGTACCAACTGCTCATTTCCAATAGTAAACTCTTTTACTTTATGCATCGGCGGAACAAAGTGCCATCCCTCACGATATATCTCATCCTTAACTCCACCATTTGCAGAGTAAATAACTCCGACTTTACCGGCATCGATAACTTTTATATGCGTTACCGCAAAAATTCCTCCAAAAATCGCAAATACTACTACTAAAACAAGTGCAATAATCTTTTTCATTCGCTTTTCTCCTTAAAATTCGTTACTTCTTTTTTAATTTTCATCTCCATTTCGGAGTTCATATCGTCCATCTTCATCTTATTAAAGACTCTGTTGCCGATATAAACCAGCAATAGACCTATAAAACCCGCGATAAAAACTCCTATTAGAAAAACCACAAACAAAACTGCTTTCCTCCTCTTCTTATATTTAACAGATTATCAAGTCCTTGAATATCATGTTTCATCCTCCGACTCGAAATCCTCCGTTGTATACAATCTCTGCTCGACGGAATAAGTTCCTTTGTCTTCTCCATCATCCGTAATGATAGTCATTGCAATCATCACTACGTCGTCTCTAAGCTGCAAATTAATTTTTCTTGCCATAAGCCCTCCTTACGCTGCATCCTCAAGTTTCTCTTCTTTGTATGTCATATAGTTGTTTAAACTATTAAACATCATATTATAATCTTCTGTATTTACCCCGGAAAATTTTACGTTTGTGCCGTAATTTTCAACGAGATTCTTAAACCATTCAATTGAAACGGCTTCATCCATTTCCAGTTCGTATGATTTAGCAACAATCTTCGTTAATGCCGGAATATTCTCTGCATCAAATATTCTTGAGTTATTATCCACTTCGGCGCTCCAATCATTTAGTGCAGATGAGTACAGTTCCATATCGGAGATATCTTCTTCTGAGTATTTATTACCGGAAATAAATTCCTGAATGGCTTTATCCGAAGAATCATTCAATCCTTTTACGAACATTAAGCTTCCAACAGCGGCTCTTATTTTATTCATGTCTCCCGAAATCGCATTTTCCATAAGATTTGTTGAGCAGAAATCCTCCACATAATCGTCAATTACGCTATTCGTCTCAAAAGATTCAACTCCTTCGGAAACTTCTATTCCTAAGAATTCATTCATCAATGATTCAATGTGTTCTAATTTCTTTCTAACTGCCGCTCTTCCTTTTGTTCCTGCGCTATAGTCAATGTCTTCTGTTGTGACTCCATCGACTTTTCTGTTATGTAACTCTTCTTTATACGCAACCAAAAATTCTACAAACTTCTCATCTTCGGTTTCTGTGCGGCCAATCGCTGTCTTTGTAAACCGATCAAATAAAGTGAACCACACAAATGAATTCTTTGAATCAAATAAATCACTCACTTCGTCAGTCACAACATCATAAAGCCTGTCAATAACTTCCTCTAAAGCATCAAACTGTTTTACCTTTGCATTTTCCTTCAGGTAAGTACAATTCACATCGTTGCTCTTGTTCCACTTATCTAAAAAGTTGATTGACATAATAGACTCAATAATTGTCCTGTCTAATTTGCCGTTATAAAATTCGGACAGACTATAGTTTCCTTTTTCCTTGAAAAATGGCTTAACTGAAAGTGTTTTAACAATCTTGCTAAAATCTTCTCCGAGATATGTAATTCCTTTCTGGGCAACACTCATAGGTTTTGACTGATTATATCTTCTGATATCATACTCAATCTGTTCCTTTGTGCAGTTAAGATTGAGCGTTATCTGAAGGTTATAATTCTTAAATCTTTCCTGTAATTCTTCTGGTAACTGAGAAAACTTCTTATTTCTAATATCGAATTCGCAATTAATCTTCTTCGGAATACCGTAACTATCGCAGACGATGTTTCCGTTTTCATCCTTCTCATTTGCCTGATATTCAATCATGCTCCGTTCTACATTTCTACTTATTTTAAATCCATCATTTAAGTATGAATAAATAGCTCCAACAAGTCTCTGTTTCCCATCTAAGAGCCATTTATAAGCAACGCCGTTAATGTATTGTTCTGCCAGCAGTAATGGAGGGATGGCATTTCCCTGTAATAAATCTGATATTAAATTACTCTGCATAATTTTCGACCACTGACCTGACGCTCTCTGTAATGGATGATTGTCTAAAATACTCCGAGCATCTAACTGTAAACAGATTGAGATTACAGATAATGCAATCATTTTTGTTTTTTCGCTTGTGCTTGTTGCTGGGGTTGCTGCTGCTTTGGGATTCTTCATAGATGGTTCTCCTTTAATAACTACTTCTTTTTTTACTGTTTTATTTTTTGAACTGATTAAGCTTCTTGTCTTCTCAATAGATGTCATATCATTACAAAGCTCATAATACCTGCTTAATGTAATTCCGAGTTTTTGCGCTATCTCTTCAAACGTGTATCCTTCAGACTTTAATTTCGCAATTTCCATCTGCATTGGACTTAATTTGCTGAAATATTCTGCTACTGCTGGACTACTCCATTCTCCGCAACTATCTAAGAATTCATCTTCTGCTGATGCTCCTCCTTCGATAAGTTCATATGGATTAGATTCCTCGTCATCCTCAGTGTAATCCAGAGATTCAATGAGTTTGTCTCCTCCGTTTTTGATGGCATTTCTCCGCGTCTGTTCCTGCTTAATCTTGTTCGACAAACAAGTATACAGATATCCTTTAAAATCTCTTTTCCCGTCATAAGTATCCAGAATTTGTACGAATACTTCATTCGCAATTGAGTAGCAGTCATCTCGATCTGAGAAATTGGAAAATCTATTCCGCTCAATAATCTTATCGACCATCTTTCTGATTTTCGCAGCATCGTTCCCATAATACTCTTCAATGATTTTTTCTTTATTCACTTTTACCTCTCTTTCGGACACTAACACTTTCAAGTGTCGCAGTACCCCGGCAAGGTTTTCCATATAACGGACGCATTTCACACCCGAAATATGGCTTAACCATGCGGTTTTAGGAAAGTCAACTAAGTAGTTTTTCAATGTTTTCAGGGTGCAAACAACTGTTCGTTACACGAAAACATTTTTTTATATTGCGACTTTTCCCTATTATTTAGTTACTTTTTGGAAAATAATTAAGAAATTTTTATTTGACCTAAAAAGAATTGTGTAGTAAGATAAAGAAACGTAGGGGTATGCTCCAACATATCCTTACAATCTTTGTTCTTTTTTGGACAAAGCATTTGCGTTTCCGCCCCGAGGTGCTCCAACACCATTTAAGGGGCGGTTTTTTATTTTCCTTGTCATAATATACCATGTATTATGTTAAAGTGTCAAGTATTTTTTCGAACCTCTGTTCGTTTTTTCGCTTCCATCTTTTTCCAGCTTAATTTGAAATTTCTTCATCCGTGTATAATCTGCCATATTGCTCTTTATAAGGCGTGTCTCGATATTTGAGCCAAAATGTATCACATTTACTCCCATATTCACAGTCTAAACATGGATTTTCTGGATATATCTCTCTTATTCTATCCCAGCGTTCATTACATAAATCTATTAATTCTTTATTTGTCATGCTTATGTTTCCCTTTTTTCTTTTTCATTGAAGAGAATTTTGTTGACACTTTCTTTTTAACGCAATCTTTCAAGAGATTATCCACTTCGATTTTCCCGCCGACTTTGAGTTGATATGAAATTATTGCAGAAATCTTATCGAACAAGTCTTCCGGCAAGATATCCTGCTTAATTCGATTACAAACCAAGCAAGAACATTGCAAATTGTCTATTGCGTCGCTTCCTCCTTTTGATATCGGGACAATGTGATCTATCGTAAAAGAATCGAACGGAACAAATTCGCCACAAATTCCGCAATGCCCTTTTGTCTTATTGTAAACTTTATTTCTTTCTGCTACGCTAAATTGTTTTCGTAGAGACTTCTTCCTTTTTTTACTTTCCTTAGTTCCTTTTGAGGGCTGTTCGAGTATTTCAAATCCTCTTGTCTTCACAGGAGCTTTTAGCCTTGTTCTCCTTGCTTCATCCGACGTAAATTTTGTCGCCTTTTTTAATCCTACGTAATCTACCTTTCCCGTATCGCTCAAGCGTATATATTGGTTTCCTTTTTGCATTACATATAGCATAACCCTTTCTCTCTTTCTTTAATTATTTCTTTACTTACTACTTCTAATTTTCGATCATTTTTTTATAAGAAAAGACCGGATATTCTCCGGCCTACTGTTTGAAGATATCTGCCATCATGTTCGACGCTTTCATTCTTTCTGTTCCGTCTTTGACGATATATTTTCTCGTCGTAGAAGAGCTTTTATGTCCAACGACATCGCGAACAAATTCTATGTCTTTTGTCTTCTCATAAAGTATTGTGCAAAATGCGGCTCTCAATTTATGCGGAGATAATGCCGCGCCGAGAGAATTCAGCGTGTACTTTTTTACCAAATCGGCAATCGAATTGGGATGTATGCGATTCTTTTTTTGCGAAATAAAAAGAGCATCCATTTGATTCTCCTCTCCTAGATACTCTTTCCTTTTTTCGATATAATTTCTTAAGATTGAGCTCAACATATCATTTAAATAATACTCATGAGTCGTATGTCTCTTATCAATTATTGTAAGCTTATTTTCGCTAAAATTAATATCTTCCACGTTGATTTCCGTAAGTGCCGTCTCTCTCATCCCAGTATTTATGAGCAGCATTATAATCGCTTCGTCTCTGCATTTAATGTAACTTCCTTCTTTATTGAGGCTTTCTACCGATTCCATTATTTTTCTCAAGTCATCTTCTTTAAAACGCCTTCTTTTAACCGAATCTTCTCTTCTGATTCTTTGAACCATTTTAACCGGATTCGCCTCAATATATCCCTTTAGTTGCAGATAAGAAAAGAAACCCATAAGCACTGTATGGGTTCCCTTTAAATAAGAAGCGGAAGTAGCAGATACCCTTTCCTCTACTTTTCCGGTTTTTTTGTTTTTTACTTTGACCTTTTTCACCTCTCGACTAGCTATGTATCGGCTAATGTCTAAATCCGTGACTTTAGAGATATCTATTTGCTCGTAATCTTCATTTAAGAACGATAAAAACAGTTTAATTTTTCTCACATACTCTAAAACTGTTTTAGGTTCTTTTGATGAAGCCAAATTGTACGCATAATCCTGCAAGTATTTTGGCGAGTCAGAAAGCTGTTTTTGAATTGTTCCTTCAGTTTTTAATCGAGTTTCTAACCTTCCTTTCATTTTTTTATTCCCTCCTGTACCTCCTATAATCTGCATCTGCCACTTTGGGACACTTATTATTTTCATCTGTTACGAGGGGCATATTAATCTTATAGCATTTCTTTGTTTTACTGTCATATTTATAGCCATCGTAATAATTATAAAATTTCGAAAATTCCGCTGTAGTTTTTTCATTTTGCCAATGAGGTGGCTGAACAATAAGTTTCCCGTCTACTTTTGAAAGCATAAGAACATAGATTCTTTTGAGATCTCTACCAAAGCCGCAAATACTTTCCTCGTCTTCTTTTGAAATTTCTCCTACAGAAGAGCGCCCCTCTCTGTATATTCCATAATTATCTACTTTATATGCTCCTCCGGGAGCTAAATGGTCTACGATTGCCTTATATCTGTATTTCGTGATTTCTACCCCGTCGTGTTGTAAGCCGAAAAGAGCGACATGCTGTGTAGCTAAAGCTATGTACCTATCTCTCTGATATACGGCTGGTATTTCTACGATTCCTTTTTTGGGAACCCAATCTACAACTCCCATCTTCCTTATAAAATCTGGAAGCAAATACTTTTCTGGGTTCGAATTGTATTTTCTAGCTAAAGTATAAGGAGAATTTTCGACTTCTATGTTTGATTTGATAGCTAGATATCCACATATTATCCAAAGGAAAATAACCCCAAGCGGCCAGCCATCTTTAATAATTGCAACAAGCGGCGTTAATATAATTCCTGTGACTATAACTGTAGATGAATATCCTCTAACTCCCATATGTATACCCCCTTTCTGACATTATATCATGGGGAATGTACTTTGTCGTCTCAATTCGCCGAATTATATCAAATTTACGCAACATTTTCTCCTTTAACTCTTCGTATTTTAAGCCGTTCATTAATGGTTTTATTCTTTGTACTGCAATAACATTTCCTGCATAAAAGACAGGGTTCTGAACCGCAATTAATCTTCACGTTATTCGCCTCAATGTATTCATCTGAATATACTGTAAATACTTTATCTACAAAGCTCCATTTCGAGCCATCTGCAGGCTGATTTATCTTCATGCTGCTCAATATGATTTGCAAATTCCGCGGTTTCTTTTCTCCGTTAGAAATGACTTTTTCAATGATGAAAGGATTTTTTGTCCATAAGGCAAAATGAGTTCCTTTGTTTTTGCGGCAAATATTAAAGTAATTCATGAGCTGCGTTTCATTAATCAAATCGCCAAATGCTTCAAACCTGAAATATGAATAATTTAATATTGGTAGCTCTTCTAGTGAAAGTATTCGAGATGTAAGAATCTCTGTATTCCGCTCACAATTTCTTTGCATTCCCGGAAAAATTCTTAGGCTAGTGTTTGCGTAACAATATGAGCATATATTCTTTTCGTCCTTGCTGTACTTCTTACAATATTCATTGCAAAGACAAGATGTGGACAATGATGCCATACCGCTCATTTTACCTCTGTGCTTCGTTACAATATGAATTCCTGTTTTCTCTTTGAATTTGTCTGGCAATAAAATAATTTTTCTCTTACTCAATTTTCCTCCAAATAAAAAGAGCGACTTAGTTGTCGCTCAACATCTTTACTTATTTCTTTTCAAAGCATTCTTGAAGAATCATATGCTCTGGATAATCATTCCATGCGCTTATCAAAATGCTTTTATTTTCTGCCGATGTCATTTCGTACCAATGACAAGAATTCTCATCCGAAAAATCATCTTTATCCGTAATTATATACACGTCTCCTTTCTTAATATAAAAATTAGGATTAGACATATTAAGACATTGTGAATTTACCGGAATTATGCACTCTATTTTATCTCCTATGCTGTATATCATTTTTGTTCTCCATTTATCTTTTAATTATTTTCATTCCTTTGTTCCAGCTTCCAGAAACAACTCCGTCTGGATGAATAATAAATTCTCTACATACAGAGTCATCTTCGTGTTTTTCAACTTCACTGAGCATTTTCATGTTTGAATAACTAAATGTAATACATGTGTTCTCACACCTCCATATCTCGTACACATAATAATCTTGCACCGTCTGTTCGACAAACAAAAAATTATTAAAAGCGTATTCGAGAATCTGATTATATAACTCTTCTTTGTCGTCATATACAATCCCTGTTCGAGAATCCAGCTTCATTAATTTTCTAAAAGAAATATCGTCGGCAAACGAATAGGCTTTAATATATGCCATAACATCATCTATACTATTTACGTCGCATAGCACGCACTGCAATCGCATTTTCGTATATTTAAGGTTTTCTTTAATCGTTTTAAGCTCATTTAGGGTAGGCATATCTGTCCCAAATATCTCATTATTCCTCTGATCTGAAATTGCGTGGCGGCTAATATCAATAAAATCAAATAGGCCGTCTATTTTATCCAAATGCTTGTATAAATATTTGGCATTAGTGTTCATTGTAAGGAACTTAATATCATGTTTTCTCAGCACTTCACATAATGCATCAAATTTATTGAAAAGCAATGGTTCTCCTCCGGTTACTGAGACTGAATATAATATTCCTGCCTTTTCCATTTCTGTTAGCATTAAATCCACTCGTTCTACATATTTGTATGCGTTTTCTTCGCGTTCTGAATTCTGTTCCACACAGAAAAAACATTGAGCATTACATACATCTGTCAATTTCAAATGCAGATGCCAGAGCCACTCGTTCTTTTCTACTAAAATTTTGTGTCCAAATAATTCTACCTCCATCTTGTCCTCATATGTAATCGGAAGCTTTTCTACATCGCAGCTATGAATATAGTTTCTTATATCTGTATTCTGAGTAAACATCTATTTATACCTTTCTTTTTTAAAATATAATTATTAATTTTCCCTAAATAACATCCCTCTAATATTTATAAAGCACTGAATAATATTTTCTGCTCTTGTCCATGTCACTGCTTCACTTTCATGTTTGTGCCAAAATCTTCGACTTTCAAACGAACACTTTGCGACAATATCATCAAGTTGACCGAGCGGAAGATTGTAAGTTTGTTCCATTCCCAGAATCCCGTCGTAATATCCAGATACTGCGGTCTTAATATCATTTAACGACATTTCTTTTAAGTCTTCTTTATCCGCAACAACAAAGTACTTCCCCTCTTCGTCAGAACTAATTACTTGAATAAATAAGAACTCTCTATTTCCTAAGTCCTTTCGGCACTGCATACAGTCGCTATCTGTCTCTACAAACCCATTTTTCATTTCCAGCATAACTTATACCTCCTCATTTTTCATTTACTCAACACTTTCCATTTACCAATATTTTCCGTATCAAAAAATGAATATAATTCCTGTTCTGTTAACGGCGTAATTCCATAAACACCATCATATCCGAATCTTTTTAAATCATCTTTAATGAATTCTTCTGCTTCTTCAAAATTAGGATAATGATCTGCTTTAATCGCAATACTATATTCTGCGTCAATAAGTCCTCTGCAAATTTCACTCCCATTGCCAGTACTATTCCTTAATTCTTCTTCTGTTGCCTTTCTCCCACAGTTTAACTCGTAATATTTTACTTCCATAGTTGCTCTCCTCTCTGTTCATACCGCAGGAACATCACAAATTCCCATAATCACATAATTTAAGCCAGCATAATATCCAATCATCTTCATACATTCAGTGCAAAGGTGCTTTAAATTAGTGTAATAATCAGATTTTTCATCATTAAACACTATTTCCGCCACGTCACTTTCGAAGATGCAATTATCCTCATTAACTGAAAGAACTCTTATGTAAGCTGAATCATTCATTCCTGATTCTATATCTTCTGGTAAGAGATTTTCCCCTCTAGTAAAATTGATTAACAAAAACTCCTTTGCTGTGGGGATATATACTATAATTTCCTTATTTCCTGCAATGACATTCTGGAATTCTTTTGTCATATATATTGCGTTGATTTCGCTCACGTTGTTTGCATTAAAAAAACTTTTAATCATCAACTCTCCTCCTTATTGACTCAATCCTTTAAATACTCTTCTATCATGTGTTTACACCAGTCAGCCAGTTGATTAGATATCCTCCTTGGTGCTTGTGTAATCCTGAAATTTGGCGTTAAGACGAAAAACTCATTGTGCTTTCCGTCATAATACAGCCTGTACTTGTCATGGCAGACACCAACACATTTATATGCTTCCCGCTTCATATTCGTCACCTAAAATACATAATCCCACTTTTAGTTACAATCTTATCTAATACTCGAGGCAAAATCTTAATAGATGTTATTTCTAGAGATTCTTTTAAGAATTCAACCGCCTCCTTTGCTTTTCCTTCTGTTGAACAGCGCGCAAATACTGAATTTTCAAACATTCCGTCCCCGACTACTTCCCATATGTACTCAGAATCGTGTGTAGGAGGAACAAATGTCATGAAACGAGAAATATATTCTACACATGACTTAAAGTCTGTGTATTTATTTGGGTTAATTGGCTCTCCATCATACGCCGCAAAAAATACTTTTGCGTTATCTCTTGGAACATGTTCATGATTACCATGCATATCATCAAGAATATCGCTACATTTATTTGCCTTGATACAATACGCTGTTCCGAACGAATCTTCCGTTACGATATAGATAGGATATTTTTCAGTAGATTCTATTCTCATTTTTCGTCTCCTTCCAGATTCTCCTAAAGTCTTCTAAATGTTTCGTCCGCTTTAATACCCGGCAAAGCAATTCCGATAGAAACACTTTCTACAAGCCCCATTTTAATGCAATCATGCATAAGTATCTCCAGCGCATTTGCCCTTGCTCTTGGGATACTTGAATAATATAAAGTAAATCGAAAACCTTTTGGATATCTTCGAATTTTATCAATTGTTTTAAAATATTCTTCAGATTTTCTCAACTGCTCTACTGTCATCTCTGTTCACTCCTTTTCTTAAGTCTCATACTGTTTATAATGGCAATTATGTTGTAAATATATGATTAACCTCTATCGCGGAGTACTCCACCGTTCCCTCGTCATATTTTTCTTTTGCGAAAACTCTCCATCCGCCTCTTATAACTCGAAGGTCATCAACTGAATTTATCTCAAACTCTCTTTGCTCGACTCCACTTCTGCCAAATTGAATTATTCGCAATAAATGCTGTTTCACCTCATCTTTAGTTCCGATAAATCTCGTGATGTCTACATCCCCATCGTCGTTCTTGCAGACAATCCATTCATAATCTCTGTTCTCCGAGTAAATTTTTGAAACCGCATATCCTCTTTCTATTAACTCCTTAATCATTTGTTCGTCTGTATATATCTCAAAATCGCAATCACTGAGATCTAATTCCTGCTTCCATGCTTTAGTTTCCGGATCGAAAATAAATTCACAACATCTATTTCTATCGTTAAAATAAGCAATACTTCCTTTTACTATATTTGGATTCAAGATATCTAGAAAGTATAGAACATCGTCTCCTAACTCATAACTTTCTAAAGAATCTTTTTCAAAATATTCTTCTTTAGTTAAAAATTCGATTTTCCCATGCCTGATTCTATAATCTAACTCGCCAAGAACATACAACTTATTATCTAACTCAGAAATATTAACGCTACCTTTAAATGTAGCCTCACCAAATCCACGCATAAAATGTCCCATGATAAAATCTCCTTCCTGTTTTATTCGCAAGTCTCATATAAATCCAAGTCGTCGTTTTTATTCGGCCGTCTGGCAAAATATTCTTCGCTAAAGCTATCCGTATTTTCACAAGTGCCGCCGTACTCCTCATTTACAATGTCTATTGCTTCTTCTTTGGAGCTAGCTCCAACTAAATATGTATGTTCACATGTTTTTATTATAGTAACCAGAAACTTATCAGCCGATGCTTCTCCGCGAGTAATCTCTTCTAAACATTTGACTAAATATTCTTCAAATTCCACACCAACAAATTCAAAGAACATTTCCTTTACGGCTTCTTTATCTTTACTCTTTTTGTAGATATTGAAAATATCCTGAGATATGCCGGAAATTTCAAAGTCTGCTTTATCCAGCAGGTCTACGAGAATCGTATCTGAATCCTGAATGATTCCTTCCGGTGTATCATAATTTAAATCTTCCACTTCTTTGATTGTTTTTAAAATTAAATCATTCATCATACATTGCCTCCTTAATATCTTTTGTTTTAATGGAGAATTTGCTCGTCCATTGTTCAGAACTAACATCTTCGTAACTATAGATATCAATTATTTCTTTATTATTCTCTGATTTTGCTTCCGCAAGAACGATATCTATAACATCTCCGGAATCCGATTCAAAACAAACATATATACCATCATAATTCGGGTCTTCATTTCTGCCAGATACTAAATACCCTCCATCTACCTTTACTCGAATCTCGTTCTTCAATTCGCTTCCCTTCTTTCTAATTACATTCGTCATAATCAAATATCAGGATGCGATTCCAGTTCTCAATTAAGTCGTATTCATTTTTATAAAACCGCTGAAAGTCACAATTAGACCATCTGTCATGATTTTCCTCCGGGTCAGCCCTGAGCATAATCCTATTTCCATTTCCTTCATGCGGCACAACCACCACAAAAATAAACGGAATCTTTTCTATATCTCGGCGAAAAAGCAAATGGCTGTCTTCGTAATTTTCTATTAACCGGAATCCGCATCTCTCTAAACCTTCGATTATCTTCTTTGTATTCAAAGTCTATTTGCCTCCTAAATGCTTTCTAATCCACGATTTTGCGTTTGCTAAAGATGTGCATTTAATAACCTCCAGTTTTTCTGGACATTTAATGCTGACTATATATTCTTTTCCTTTTGGCTGCAAAGCGATAAGTTCTATCCATGCATACTTACCAAATCTTTCGCTGTTTATCTCCGCTCTCCATTTTGTCGACTTATCTTGCTTGTCTTCGCTAATAATCTGCCACTTTATCCTCATATCTCTCCCTCCTTTTATCATTTCTTTTCAAAATAGAAACTCTTTCACATTTCTCACCGCCTTAATTCTCTGATTTCTCTTTCAATCTCTTTCAAGCTTGGACGAATCATTTCAATAATATCTAAGTCCTTATCCTTCACTATATTTAAAACCAAATCTTCCACCTCTCTTTTTGCCATTCTTTCAAGGGTAGAATCCGAGATTAATTGAGTATTCCCAACCACATCTAACAATAACTGTGTTCCGTCCTCCCTTACTAACATAATAAAAACAATTGTTGTCTTCGAATTCATTAATCCTTCATCATACACTTGCTTATTCTCTATATTTTTCTTTTTAATGACGATAGAATCTGTTTCTTTATAAAACACATAATCCCCTTTCGGCGTTTTAATTAACATTCTTTACCTCCTTAAAATAATCTGGAGTGCAGGAATATTTTTCTCCAACAATTCCTTTTGTCCCCATATTAGTTTCCACAGTATACGTGCCATCTCTGTGCTTTATAGCCCCATATATTTTCCCGGCAGTCCATACAGTAGCAAAGTCATCTCTACCTGTTAAATCTTCATCGTAATCACAAATACACTTAAGATATCTTCTATATTTCATTTTCTCACCTCATTTTATAGTTACAGTGATCCTTTCGCTGCTACGACCACTTACCTCTCTGTATTATTAATTGTTTTAAACCATATCAAATAGCAATCATTATCAGTGATGAATTCTGCACTGGTATCTGCATTATATTTACTTTCTCCGTACAGTAAAAAATCTTTACTTCTAATGAGATTATCGTAAATATAGTGGTTGCAAGAACGTCTAATAATCTTGACAATCTCCATCTCTTCAATTTTCTTCTCTTCGTGGAAATAGAGATATGCTACATCTCCTTCCTTACATAGATTTTCGTCAATATAATAATCTAACTGTTCGCTCGTGTTTTCATTATATGACGACACAGTATAATTTTTTTCTAAATATTCTCTTGTCATTACTTTCCCTCCAATTCTATATTTTTATAGAACTTCCTTTTTTATTTTCTATCCATCGCTTTAGATAGCAGTTTTCTTCCGTGCTTAATCCTGTTCTTATATTCCGGATTATCTTCCAAATGAGGATATGATTCATAATCATCGTACATTCCATGCAGCTTACATTCGTGAATCCACCCTGTTCCTACTAACTTAACCGGAGGAAAATGCTTTTTGTCTGGATGAGTAAAAGGATACTGGTAATCGTGTTCCCATCCGGTTGCATCTAACTCTCCCTCTTCATATCCTAGCTCAATAAGAACATCTTCTATCATTCCCGGATTAAACGGCGCGATATTTGAAAATTCTACTCCAAATTCCTCTCTGTCCTCATCGGTTATACCCGGCTCAAATTTTGTAAGCTCATTGATTGCAACAAGAACCATGTCCTTTAAATTTTCTTTTTCTTCAGTGTCCATTCTGTACAATGATTTCTGTCTATGCAATAACATATTATTTTCCTACCTTTCTGATCTTCTCCTTTAAAAAAAGCTGACCAGCAAAAAGCCAGCCAGCTAAAATAATTACGCTTCTAATTCTGCAATCGCTTTATTCAGTTCCTCATCGGTCATCTTCTCCAGCGCCTCATCTGCTCTTTTCGCCTTAATTCCGAGAAGTCTCTGCTTTAATTCACTGTTTTTCTTTTCGTTTTCTCTTGCTTCTTTCTCTTCCAGTTTTACTCTGACAATGTGTTTAATAATCTCGATTTTGTCTAAAATCGCTTCGTCTTCCTCGCTTTTCGTGTTCAGAAGACTTTCTTCCTCGTTCTTTTTTGCTTCTGTATTAAGAGTTTTGAACACAGCATCTAATTCCGTGAGCGACAGATGCCATAAATCTTCTACTGATGCGTTCCCTTTGTATGGAAATCTATACTGTTTTCTTGTTGCTACTTCAAATAAATTTTTATTTTTCATGATAAAATCTCCTTGTATAATAAATTTGTAAGTAAGAAAAATTGTCTATACACTCATCTCTTTTACGATATAAAAGTAAGGATACTTAAAAAGAGTGTCCTTTTTCTATTCTTTCTATCATCAACTCATGGCTCCGCCGTCTCATATATTCATCAATATATGGATCACAGTGTCGATTTGACGAACGATTGATTAAACTGGATTCAGGACGGTCTGCATATAAGTCAACGACTGCAAGCACTGATTCTTTCTCATCATCATTTTCAAAAACGTTATTTCCTCTAGCATATTCAGCAAACTTTTCATACAAATCCATTTCATTAACACCTCCTCTTTAATAATCATATTCATCATCTTTCTAAAAATTTTTTCATTTCTTTTTTACTATTATGCCGAAATATAACGATCTCTCCTTTCTAACCGATTCTTTCTAATATACCGTCTACATTTTTTACAGATATTGACCCGTATTCCGAAAATTCGGGGATGTCGAGATTAAACACATAAGCCATTGGGTATCCTGCCTCCATGTCTCTCTTGTCTAATTCCCATTCTTCTTCATCGCTGGACACAAACAAAATAGACAGTAAAGCTCCAACAGCTGCTCCATTATATATGGCGTGATATGCCATACTTCCAGTTTTTTCTTCCCATTTATCTATGAGTTTTTTATATTCTGGAGTAATTTCACAGATAGGAAAAGCTGGGGAAACAGATAACCCAACCTCTCCATCTTCTTCGAATATTTTAATCGCAGTTGGGGAAATCCCCAACATTTCCATTCGTTCAACCGCTTCCTGTTTCATTTTTTCTTTCATAAAATTTCACCTCCTAGAATTTAATTTTCATAATTCGTTCTGTAGCTCCTTTCACCTTAACAATAAGTTCATCTCTCTTTGTCAGGCTGAATCCAATTCCTGAAAGCTGGTCTTCCGTGTCTTCTGTATGGCACTTTGAACCAAGAGCTTCAAACACTCTCTTATGCTCTAAAAGCTCATTTTTAAGGAATTCATTATAGAAACCATTTGGTTCTTCATCATTAACGCAACCATCTAAGAAAAAGAACAAATGTTTGTTTCCAATTCCCTTCTGCTCGTCAAAATAATTCGGTGAATAACTAATGACGGATACCGGAACAAACTGATTTGTATTTATACCCCAAATCTCTTTACTGGAAATTGAAGAACTGCCGCTTAATTTCTCATTAATCGTAAAGTTGCCATACTTATCTAACGTAACTTCTGCTACTGTAACATTTTCTCCTGCTCTCATACTTCTTCCGTAATCAAATGAATGGATTTCGCCGTTAAATTCGATTTCTGCTCTAAATCCTTTCTTGACACTTCCACTGTACTGATGTACGAAGAATCTGTATTTGCCCGGTTTCATCTGATCCAAATTATCCCAAGTAATATTTTCTACTGCAATATTCCCCATTGGATGGACAATATCTACATCAAGCTGTCCTCCTAAACTAGATTTTCTCGGTTTTCGGCAATTACTAAAGTAAATTTCATTTCCACCTGGCTCAACGCAATGAGCATCTAAATCGCAATTATCATTTCCATCTTCGTTCCACTGAATTGAAAATCTTAAAACACCGTCAATGGCTCCACCTGCCGCTTTTACATTCTGCTTCAAATCGGAATCCGCAATATTGCCGCTATAAGCCCAACTCAATCCATTATTCCACTTAAACATTGTTGGAGCTTTCGGATCAACCGGTGCAATCATAGAAACAAGGTTTTTGCTGTGTTTATTTTCAACAAAAGCTTCAACTTCTCTTGCCGTAGGAAGAACATTCTCAATAAAATCCTGCACAGCGATTTCTTCAACTCTCGAAAATCTCTTAGGATTAATTGCAACTTCTTTTTCTAACTCGCCAAAAATATCTCCGGCATTTGAAATTCTTTTAGCTGCGTCTTTATTTGAAAAAAGAATGTTATTAATTGTAATATCGTCAAGATTTGCAAATCTTCGCTGCAAGGAATTCATATATCCAAGCTCTGTGAGCGTATTTTTTGCGTCTTCTAACATTTTCTTTGTGAAGATTGCCTTCGGACGCTTATAATTCGCCGGAGCTACAATCTGCTCATATCTCTTAACTGCTGTGTCTAAATCGACTCCTTCACTCACATCCACTAAAAGAACTCCAATACTGTGATTTCTAATTCTGCCGATTGAAATTCCTGCCGCTAAAGAGTTTTCCCACGCAAATAGTTCCTTCTTTTCTTCTGATTCGATTTTATCGTACTTCTCTTTGTACTTTTTAAACTCGGTCAGTGCTGATTTCCATTCGGCTCCTCTATAAAGAGTATTTGAAGCAATCAGCTCAAGAATTGTATCTACAGCTTCCATAGAGATTTCATCTAAAGAGCGCTTAAATACATTTTTCGTATCTCTAAATCCACCCTTAATATCTCCGGCAGTTCTTCCGCTTCTGTCAACCAGTTTTCTTGGTAACTCGCAATAAAGATGATGCCATGTAATAACCTTATCTCCGGCGTTTTCTCTGTTTAAATCAACTCCGATTTTTGGTAGTTTACTGACGTAAATATCTTTTACTTTGTGAGATTTTACAAATGCATCTAACGCATCACATACCGGCTGATAGGTTTTATCGCCGCCTAAGTCTAACTCCCAAATTGTATGTACTTCTCCGTCTTTAATCGTTACTGCAGCACCAATGTTCTTGATGAACTGACGACAGACTCCACAATCATGCTCTCTTCTCTGTCTGTAAATTCCGTTTGTTCCCGCTGGAAAACTGCTTAAATACATCTCCCACAGCTCATCCTTATCTACATCTACCTCAAATAATTTTTCGGCATCAGATACCATCTCATTAAAGTGTTTCTGTAACTCCTGTTTAAACTTAGTAAAATTGTTCATATGATTTTCCTCCTAATTATTCCTCGCAAATTTCTTCTGCTGATTCTTCTGCATTCTCTTCGTCAATATTTTTCAGAATATCAAAGAGTGCCGCCAGCTCCTCTGCCGTAAAAGTAATTCCTTTTCCGCATCTTTCTGTTCCGTCTTCGTTCTCCTGCCAAGGTCTGATGTCATATTTAGGCTCCCCGTCGTTCCAAGATACGACTCTAAGCTCTTTATTCATCTTTCCTTCATTGTTAGAAAGTTTTCCATATTTTTCGATAACCTTGCAGTTAATGTCTGATGTTCTTTTACTTCCATAATTTTTAAATGCCATTTTTCTTCCTCCTGATATATACTTCTATATTTACCTGTATTTTTTTGCGGTTTTACATATACTGAATAGAGCGAGATACATCCACAACTTCTGGATTCAGATCCATATCCTCTGAAATTAATTCTCTAACATATGCGGAAACCGATTTGCCTGTTTTCTGCGCCATAATATTCAAGAACTGTTTCTCTTTCCCAGAAATAGCGACCGATGCGCCGTGCACGACTTTCTTCTTTTTGCCTGATTCAAGATAACTTCCAACTACCATTTCTGTTAACTTTTTCCCTGTTGCTGGTTTTACTAAAAAGTGTTTTCTCGCCATTTTAAAATCTCCTTACTGTTTATGCTTATATTTATATGATTATTTTTTCTGCTAAATTGCCTCTATTACTTCCGCAAATCCAGCCTCATTAGGATGTCTGCCCATATCTTTCGCAATCAATTTCTGGATGTATTCTCTCTGACTTCTCCCTTCTAATTTCCGTTCAATATCCATATAGTCTTTATGCTCTCTACCTAAATTAATGGTTGTCTGCCCTCCCATCTTAGCCTTATTAATCTCGGCGCAAATACCGTTAATTGCCGCATTTCTTTTGATTGCTCTGGTAGTTTTCTTTGAATCTTTAATCATCTTTTATATCTCTCTTTCTTTTAAATTTGCCTATTAAAAAAGGACGTTGTTAACACGCCCTGTTTAATGCTGCCATCATTGAATGAACATCTACTGCCGCCATTGTTTTGTCGCTTGTCTTCTCAACCCAGCAACAATACTTTCTGGCGTTATCTCGGAATCCTACAAAAATGTATTCATCTCCGCCAAACTTTACTTTTCTCTCGTAATCTTCTGGTGAAAATCCATATGTTCGGCATTTTCGTTCAAAATCAATCTTGCGAACATCTCCAATATCTGTTTTCTTGGCAGATACTTTCATTTTAAATTCATATTCTCCATATGTAATAGAACCGAATTCAAAATCTAAATGATATTTCTCTTCCAGTCCGGCGAGCACTGCCTTCATATCTTTTCTTAATTTTGTAAATTCTCCCTTATTAAAATTCATGTCTCCTCCTTTATACGGCGTAATGAATTCCTTTCGGCATTTTTCTGGTAATAACAGCGTATTTGATTCCGGCTTTTTCTAATGAAGCTTTCTTTTCTCTTTCGTCTTCGTACTCATCATCATAGCAATAACTAATCAAGAGGTTTTCCGGAGTGATAATATGAGCCGATTTCTTTTCGTCATAAAATGCATCGCAAGGATTAAATTTAATATCAACAACATTTCCGCCGCGCTTATCATACATGTAAACTGATTCGATATCGGAGCTGAACATATCAAGAGAAGCATTTCTAGATTTAAATACAGTTCCATTATTATAGATAAGAGAAACATTATACTGTTGGCGTTCCGTGTTTACAATATTCAGGTCTTTGATTGCTTCAGAAAATTTGATTCCTGTATTTAATTCCGTAGCGACTGCTCGGAGACAATCGTAGTTTAAGCTTACTCTGTTTGCAAATGAAATGACATTGTTGATTTCCGGATAAAAATCTTCCTTTAATTTATCTTTAAGATATACTTCAACTTCAGCCGCAGATGGATATTCGAATCTAAAATGATAATGGAATCTACCCGGACGATTGATAAGGTAATCATTGAGCTTTCTTAATTCGTTGCATGTGATGACGAACAATTTCTTTCCGTCGGATAACCCATCGAATAACGTCAGTAAATCAGTTTGCGGAGATGCTTCGCCATCTTTTGATTTCACTTCTCCGAATGTCTTGTCAAATTCATCGAATAACACCATTACTTCCTGCTCAATTTCTTCGATGTAAGATGCAATTCCTGGAACGTATTTATCTACTACAATAACAGGTATTCCTTTCTGGATTGCTGTATTCGCCAGCATTTTTGCAAATAATGATTTACCAATTCCCTTGGCTCCGCTCAAAATCACTCCAAGATTACGGTCGCTTGATGAGAACATATTCATAACTTTTGCAATTTTTTCGTTATGAACTCCATATATTTTTGATTCTCTTATTTCCATATCATTGTATTTTTCTAAAAAGAATCCTCTCGTTTTTGAACACCTAACCACATAAGATTGTACAGGTAACTCACTGTACACTTTCATTGCGTCGTCAAAAATATCGTATGTATTATCGCCTAAATTAATCGCTTTCATTTAAATCTCCTTTAATAATCTGTTAAAATTTCTGGCCGCTTAAGAATTTTCTTCAAGCTAATCGGCTGTACTTCTTTCTCTTCTACCCTCAGATATAAGCTTTGGAATTTCCTTATTGCGCCATCTTTTGTTACCGCAAAAACAATAGCTACATCATCTGTAAATCTGTGACCTATCATCTGTCCTGCCTTCGCAAAAGACCATAAAAACATATCTTCTCCTTTAAAATTTTAAATTATTTTCTTTGATGAGCCGTCGAGCAACCATTTTATTGATTTTCGGCTTAATTGAAATGGAATTACTTCCGTTTGTATAAATGTAATGGCTTCCGTTAACGCGGTCTAATTTATATCCATTCCGACGCAGAAGCCTTTCAAATTCTCTCTTGTTCCAAGTTTTTACTCTAGTCATATCGCACCTCCCTTCTTTCGCCACCATATATTAACATCTGTCTTTGTCTCATATTGTAGAAAGAACTTTTGTCTTTGAGTTATAGTGTAAAATATTTTCGGGAGAAAAACTTCCTATTTTACAATAGATTAAACTAAAAGCAGAAAATATAAAACCAAGAGAACTCTTTTCTCTTCTTTCAAAATATTTAAGGTGATTTAACGCCTCTTTTTGCTCTATAGCCACAGCTTTTCCGTTATTGCTAGATAAAATAAAAAATGAACTATTTCCCAACATTTCGCTTACCCTATTAAACACTCTTCTGTTTATTAGATCTAATCCTATATTTCTGGAAGCCGGTTCCTCTAAGAAAACATATTTATCAGAATGAATGTATTTTATTCGGGCATCGCCGAAATCCCATTTAGCCTTCGATTCGAAAGTTTCTAAAAATTCGTCTTTTGACATTTTTATTTTTCGCAATAACTTCATAGTGACAAGGCGCTTATCTCCCGTTATTCTTGTTGTGAAATAAAATTTTACAATGTAACTACCAGATAAAATCTTCTTCTCAATTACTCCCGGTTCAGAAGTGTCTTCTTTATATATCTTTTTATATATTTTTAAATCTGAGTAATCGCGCACATACCGATATTCTCTAGCTATAATTTCATCAATAAATTGTGAGACTAGCGTTTTTATATCTTCTAGATTCTCTAAAAGGAAGATTTTGCTCTCAATGAATTCAAGTATATCCTCTCTTGTGAACATAGAAGAACAAGAAAAATCTCCTAAAATCCAATATTTCTCTTCAAAGAAAAGATCTGTTGATATCATTAATCCCCCTAAATGAGATGTTTGAGCTTTCAATTCTCTTATAAATAAATCAAACGTTGTACCATCTTTAATATTTGCTTTCAATACAATCCTCCTAATCTTTCCATTAATGCATTAAAATCCGGCGCTAAAACGCCTCTGGATGTCAGGTTTGAAGGAATTATTTCGATATCTTTTATGTTAAAGCATTTTCTTTCACTCGGATCATAATAAAAAACATGATTAATTGAATGATTTAAATTAAAAGCAATCACGGCTGCCCTCCTTATTTTTGAAGCATCTGACCCTAAATCTTCTCTTTTTACTATGCTACTTATTGCACTCCACTTAAAAGCGGTTCCACTTCTAAAACCATTGAATAAACAAATAAATGGCTCCCGATCTAACCTATTCGCAATTCTGTCAAAAAATCTAGGCTCTAATATGTCATCTAAAATATCCTTGCCACATTCCTTTAACACCAATGCTCCGTCGCTTTTACACATAATTATTTTGCCTTGCTTTGTTTTTGATTTTTTTGCTTTGTTCAAAAACTTCTCTTTTGTCACTCCTATAAAATCGAGAACCACCTTATCTACGAGCTCGTCAATAAATTCCCCCATGAGATAATATTTTATTTTATACGCACCTCCAAATATATTTTGCCCTATTTCGTATCTCTCATCTAGCGGCCCCCTAAAAACTCTGGGTTTAATTCTCTGCTCATCTAATCCGCTCAAATAAACATACTTATTGCGAATCTTTTCTTGAATAAAATCTTCGGCTAGCTTCTTTGGAGATAAATCGTCTCGGTTTATAAAATTCATAATATCTATAGAATTAAAATTAACGCTATTAAACGGATCTCCAAAGCTATAACTACAATCAATCATTTCTCTTAGCCCGCCGAACTTCTCCGTCTGCTTTCTAATCTCACCTAAAACTTCGATTACGTCACTCATAATTCCTCCTAATTCCGGTAAACATAATAGTCAGTAACATCATTAAAACAAATATCTCCGTGAGTCATAAAAAAGGTCGTCCACGCATCTGCTTCGCTACATCCTTCTACGATGTCTTCTTCCCATTTTCCATTTTTGTCAACGTACATAACCTCGAGCTCTACAATATAGTCGTCTGGAGCAAACCATTCTCCGCAATAAGAAGAGTCATATCCATAGTAATAATTCGAGAGGCTACATGCATCAGGAATATATTCAAATTGAACCTTCTTGCCGGCTTCATCTTCCAATAATTCGGAAACAATATTGATCGTATGAAACATTTCTTCCATGTTTACCTCTTCACTTGTCGTGTGAGCGTTGTAATATCCGCAGCTAAGATTTACTGCGGCAATTCCGGCAAATGGAGCTAAATTTGAAATATCACTGAAACTTCCGTATGTTTTCTTGTATCCTGTAAACTCTGTAATATATTTTGTAAAATCTTTATTATCGCAATCATAAAAAACCGCATCATCTGAATTTGCCCGGTCTAATTCAATCATATAATTGAGTTTTTCGAGCTGTTTTGCTTCTTCTGTTTTTATGAATTTGTCGCTTCCAACTCCTCCAATTTCTTCATCTTCGCAGAAAAGAATTGAAGGACGAAATCCCATTTTTATAATCTCGAGAATCATGTATATTCCGCAACGGTCGTCACCTCCGATTCCATCTTGAGATGTTAGAATATGGTTTCCTTTTGCGTCCGTATATTCCATATATTCATACATCTGTACTTTATGTACTGTGTCCATATGAGCGGTTAGGAGAATTGGTATCTCCCCTTTTGCATACACCCAGCCATCTCCGTTTAAAGGCTTATATTTGGCGAGCTGTAAAGCTTCTAAGAGAAATCCTTTGAGTTCATCTTGGGTCATTCGACAAATATCTATAAAATCAGCATATTTTACGTCGCTTACTTCGTTGAATTTTATGTGATTCATAATTGGCGCTTTTTGCTTGATTTTCTTAAATTTCTTTTTAGTCATGTCTTTTCTCCTTTGTTAAGCTATATCTTCAAGTCTTATCGGTTCATCCGAGAAAACAAGAGGTTGAGTATCTTCTCTTTCGCTTACACATCTACAGCATATGCCTTCTTCAAAGTCGAAATCATCGTCCAATACATACTCTCCGCATTCTTCGCATTGAGAACAATCTTCCTTACATTCGTATTCTCCTGTTTCCGATACGAACACATATCCTCCTCTTCTTGCACATTCTCCGCAACAAAATGTGGTTCCGTCACTTGTTGTAACTGCATCTTCTGTTCCGATTCTAACCCATTCATCACACCAGTAACACTGTTCAAATTCATCTCTATTTTCTAAGCAGCTATCGCATACACTCCCAAATCCGGATATATATTCAAGCTCATTATTAGGGCACAAGTCTCCGCATTCTTCGCATCTTGAGCAACAATCTTCGCAATAATAGTCGTCTCCGATTAAATACATGTCGTTTTCGTTAAAAGAATATCCACAATCTGCACATGTTCTTCTTTCATTGAAGCACTCTGCACAAGTCATCGTTTCTTGTTCATCATGTTCATCTCCACAACACGGGCAAATTCCGCTATGGCCCACATCTATTCTTCTCACTTCGTTGATGTTTTTTCCTGCAAGTAAAGATACGTTACAGTTCCCGTAGTTAAAATAATCAGCATAATTAGCTCCGCAATGGCAAATAACTTTCTCGCAGTTACTTCTTCCCTTTAATGGTTTCTGCCAAAGATTTGCAACGCCCCAAGAATCGGAAATGATTTTCTGCATAATATTTCTGATGGAGCGATAAATAGAATTCTCCCCATCATTATCCTGTGGATATACTCTCCCTTGCACAAAATACTCTTTTCTTGGGTCAATATGGAACATGCAGCGATTAATTTTATCTTGCAATTCAAATTCTTCGCCGTCATACTGCTTATCAACCGTATAGAATACAACGCTTACTCCATCAAGCATATAGCTGATTGTGCCTCCGCTATAGCAGCCGGAATAATTTTCGTTTCCACGTCTAATATTCTTTTTGTCTATTGTGTGACAAGAAGCCCATGAATTTCCAAAGCTCATAGTATAATAATCGACGGGGTTCCAAGAAATGATTGTATGTCTCACGATATTTAAAGGATTTACCGCATCGCACAGCTTTGCGTATTCTCTGTTGTAATCCGGACACTTATCAATACCTAATTTTTTGCACATTTTTCCGATGGCTCTCGACTTCTTTTGTCCTTCTCTTGCTCGAATGTCTGGGAATTCCTCATTAATTTCTTGTGCGGCTTGTTCAATCAAGAGGTGAGTTTTCCCTAATTCTAACGCACGGCGAAAAACTGAGTAAAATCTATGTACTTTATCAAAAGCTTCTGTTTTGAGATATACCACTTCTCCGCTTTTTCTTTTATGTATACTGTCATAACCCGAAAGTAATCTCCTACCAAGCCACTCTTTATAAGTTGCTACTTCTTCAGGATAACTTTCTTCATTGTCTATTAATCTATCAAAAACCCAAGCGAGAAATTCTGAGACAATACTCATATCAATTTCTCTATTGTAGTCAGAATCAAAAACTATCTGGAATTTTCCTGGCACATAATTCGGATGGTTTCCGAAAAGCTGAGTCATTGCTCTTCCCTTGTTTTCCCACCAAGCATCTACGACTTTTTCAACTCCATATGTCGTAGATTTGTATTCATACTCATGATGAAGGTCTAAGATTTCATCAATCAATGCCGCTCTTACTTCCGGTGCAAGTTCCATTTTATCCGGGTTCGTCAACCGTGCGTTTTCTTCTACTGAAATTTCTTCATTTACTTTCTGTAAAAAATCATTATTCATAGTAATTTCCCTTTCTTTTTATTTATTTCGCTTACATCTATTACTTCTGGAAATGAATCAAATTTTTGTACAAAAAAAGAGCCGCTTTCGCAGCCCTAATATTTTTGCTTATTCAGCTATTCCGAAGTAATATTTCTTAATTCGTTCTTCTCCAATTGCTTGAATCATTTTTCTGATAACTTCCCGTGAAGATGCACAGAGTTCTTTTTGACATCTCATTGGGTTGTGAAATACACCGCAATATATTTTGTTATCCTTTAAGTCGTATGTTAAAATATACCTGAGTTCGTTATCGTCCGCCCAATCAATTTCCTTATCATCATTTTCCGTAATGAACTCCTTGATTTCGTGGATTACTTTTAATCGTTCCACCTCAAATTCCGCAGCTTCTCTTGTTGGAAAAGCATTTCCTAAAAGGAATCTATTTTCATCGGATGGGTTGCCCGGAACAAAATCTTTCTCCCATACTTCACCTGATGAGCCTATAAAGAAAAAGATTTCTTCACTCCTCATATTTTCAAAGCAAAATCTTTTAGGCTTATTTGCCTTTTCAACCAACGATAAAAGCTGTTTTCTCTCTACTTCCGACAAATTTTCCATATTTAAAGTAATTGTATCCATATTATTCTCCTAATCCGAAATATTTTCTAAACTCGTCTATTGAGCTTGCGTTGTAAAAAATATCCTCCATTCCTTGCTCACAAATCTCGTCATATTCCGCCGATTCCTCATATATCTGTTCAGCTATTTTGCAGACAATATCTTCCGGAGGTTTCTTCATTCCTAATTTAACGCTCAAAAAGCTTTCTGCTGTATGTATCGCTGATAACTGCTCTGGATAATCTAGGTAATGCTTAATCTGTTCAAGCATCTCCCTTTCCTGCTCGTTCTCGCATTTCGCCACTCTATCCAGAAAAACTTTCATCTCTTCGGAATTATCGTACCTAAACATAAAGCACCTCCTTTAAGCCGCTTTTGTAACTCTCTTATCGTACTGCTCAATCTGCTGAATTATTCGCGGCAATAACTTCTGATAGCCGATATCGTAGCAATAATCAGATTTTCGGCTACTCCCTTTATAATAGGAAGGAACTCTTTTCTTCGAAACTTCCGCCTCTAATTCCTCAATGAATTTGTTGCCATCAATTTTCAGTCTAAAATCGAAAATTAAACTTCTTAAATCTTCTTCCGCTGTTCCGCTCAGGATTTTTCGCTGCATCTCGCTTTCCTCCTTGCTCGAATCTCTCTCTTAATCGAAAGATCGTTTTCCCTTTTTCTGCGATGACTTCTCTTGTGAGTCACAAAATCACTCCCCTGAGATTCCTTCGGGATAAAATTCATAATTGTCATGCAAGCACCTCCAGTTCGCTTAATGCGTTTTCAATTAAATTAATTGCTTCGTTATCATCGACTCTGTATTTTTCCCACCAAGAAGAAATATCTTCTCTGTCGAATACAATGTCTCTTACTAAAGCCGACAAATACACGCCAAAATCCTTATACCTCGCCGTTTTCTTGAGAATTTTTGCATATTCCCTTAGATTGTCGAGACCGGACTGCTCCAGCCGCATTTTTATCGTAGATTTTAACTCCGCTTTTTTCTCTGCCAATGTTCCCACCTCCCTTTTTACGCATATTTTTTAGCAAAATAATCGTCGTAATCCTCGTATCCGTCAGACATCATGATTTTATCGAGCTCTTTTCTTGCTTCTATCACAATGAACTGGCGTGAAAGAATATCTGCCGCCAATTTTTCTGCTTCATATTCATCTTCTGTATTTGACAGAATATTTTTTAAGTTTCTGATTTCGCTTTTATTGCGACGAATTCTATCTTCTAAGCGTTCGATTTTATTCATCATAAAACCCCTTTCTCTTAAATTATTGCAATAAAAAAGCACCCCACATAATCGCAGGATGCTTGATTGCCTATATTTACTTTAAAGAAACATCATCAATGGCTATTATTTTCTTTACATAATTGCCATTTCTCAGTTTTTCTAGGTTGATTTCTATTTTTACCTTTTCACCTTTCATATCTTTTAATTCATTATATACCAGTTCATCATCAACAGTGTAAGCAACACCGTCATAGGTGACTGTGACCTTGTATTCCGGTGGGTACCGCAACAAACTTATAGCTTTTTTAAGCGGCTCTTCCGGCCTTCTTTTACTCAGGTGATAAACGTCCGTAATAACACCTTCGCCGTTTATTCTTTCCCAATAAACACACTGAGTCGAATATGTTCTAAACGCAACTACAGCAACAACGACAAGACAAATAATAGCAATGATTTTCTTTTTACTCATCTTCTTACTCCTCCTTTTTTTGTTTATCTTATCATTTAATTTGCCGCCTGTCTATTTTCCATCTTCGCTTCTTCAAGCGCCGTAACAACTAATGTATGAGACTGAGCAATAGCACAATTCGAACAGTTAATATGCAAACCTCTTGAGCAACAAATATGACAAGAATTTTCGAAGCTCCATTTTGCATAATCTATATCGTATGCCTGCATTTGGTATTTCTGACCGATTTCTTCAAACTTCGTCATCTTCTCTCGCCTCCCTGTAGTCTCTTATTGTATCTGCAATAATGATTCCGACTGTCGAAATAAAAAACACCATCGCCGGAATTAAATATTTTGTTTCATATGTATTGGCAAACGCTACTCCAAAGTAAATCATGAGAATCATACTGAGTAGCGATAAAATTTCCTTTTTCATGTTTCCCCTCCTGATTTTGAGCATAAAAATAGCGCCGCTTTCTGTTGCGACGCAATCAATTAAAAGGCTATTGTTTAAGGGAGCGCGGCAAGGAGTAATGAAGTCGCGATTCCCCATGAAAGTCCTATTAGTACAGATATATATATACCTACATCAAATTCCTCGTATTCTTTACGTAATTTAACGAAATAGTATATTACATATCCTATCGACCATACGGCGAAAGCAACACCTTGTAAATACGTTAAACATATCATTATCCAATAAAACACTTTCATTCTAATTCTCCCTTCCTTTTTAATTTTGACGTAAACACCTATGTTCTTTGCCGAAGCATAGCAGTCGAATTATATTTAATTATAAATCTTCGCCTTTAAGAACCTCTCTATTTTTGAGATTATCTTTTAATGCGCTGATTTCGTCTCTCGCTTCTTGTCTTGCCTTTTCAATCTCCGGATTATACATATCGTTGAGAAGCGCTTTCATAATGGAGACTAAATCCTTTTCGTCTTCTTTTGTAAGATACTGGAATTCAGATAATTTAAGTACGCGTTTCTTATAAACAAGTTCGTATTCTTGTTTTGTCGTATGCCGGAATAGCATCCCCTTTTGAAGATTATAGTCTATTTCGCGAGACATATCTAATATCCACTCAGAATTTGGAATTTGCATTGGGCACCACTCTCGTTTCACTTCTTTTCTCTTGAAAAATTTTGGAATCATTCTGACTCTCCTTTCTTGCGTTCTTTCAGTTCGCTTCTGGTTTTATCACATTTAGCAAAAGTTATTTTAATTTTCCCTTCTTCTACATCTTTCGGCAGTTCCACCACTAATTCATCTCCAATTAATCGAACTCGCTGCTTTAAATATTCTTTCGCTTGCTCAATTTCCCCGTAATAAACTGCTTCGTAAAGAGCACGGACTTCTTTATTGTCCGTCATAGAATCAAAATCGCAGCTTCCTCTATTTGCCATAATACAGTTTTTACATCCAACAAGATTACAGTACGTCTTAAGGTCTTCTTTCCTACTTTTATTATCGATTTCTTTGTTCGCCCAATCTTCAAGAACCCCTTCTCTTAAAAGTATCCTGCAAAGCTGACGTGCTTTTGCTTCGCTAACATTCCAAATCTGAGTAGTTCTGTAAAATGAGCAATATTCTTCGAGTGGGCAAAACTCACAATCATCCATTATTTCAAAACTGCATAATGTAGCTAATATCTTTCTCATTTCCTTAAATTCCATGTGCGGAAGCTCCGGCAGATTCCCTGTATCATTTCTCTTTTCTGGCATCTCATTGGCTTCTTCCGATTTTCTTTTCTTCAATATGTCAAATAATCTCATGAATATCCCCCCATTACTTTATCTTTGCTAAATGTTGCATTTTTTGACTCTTTTTATTTTTAACTAACCTCATATATGATACCATAAAATCTCTTCTTATTCTAATGATACAATTCGAACTTTCGCGCTTCCATCATCGTAACGCTTTGTTTCTAATTTCCCTTTTGCGGTTTTGCCGATTTTATCCCGGTATTTGTAGTATGTTTCTGAACTGCTAAGAGAATATTCCACAGAATCATACTCCACGACTGTATTGTATGACGCAGGAACAACTCTAATTGACGTTGTTTTCCCTACTCTTACTGGATATGAATAAGCCGATCTGCTTTCTGCATCCGTAATCTTCACTGGAACATACTCATATTCTGTTGACACGCATTTTTTGCAGCCAGTTAACGTCATAGATATGATTACTGCCGCAAAAATCGCTACCAATATTAACTTCATGGGATTCATATTATTTCTGTACGCCACCGTGCTTTTCTCCCTTCTCTTCTACAAAAACTATTGTAACGCTATCAATTTTTCTACTTGAAGAAATTTTAATCACAGTTTCGTTTTCCGCTGAATTCTCCAATATAACTGATGGAGTATTTTCCGAATCTGCTCTGCCTTCTATTCTTACTTTGGTGTCTGTTTTCTCATCCTTTCCATGATTCTGCACGTTTTCCAGTGCTTTTTTGTAAACTTTTCCAATATAGTAATCAGAGATATCTGGCCTATCGAGATCAATACTGCGGTCGCATATATTATTCGCACCACAACTAACACAGCTACGTTTTTTGCAATGCTCTAAGAGTTCTTTTCGCTTTTTCATTACTATGTCAAAGTTTCTATGAATAATTTCTTCTTTATCAAAGCAGGAACAGTCTTCGATATCAACAAGAGCACAAGTTTTACACACGTTATTGCAATGTTGTTTAATCCATTGCATCTCATAAATCAGATTCTTTTTATCTTCTCTCTTCATTTCATCTGTCTCAAAAATTAACGCATAGTATATTCCAATTTCTTCTTCATCTATGCGGTTAAAATTGCAGTACAACCATTTAAAAAGACATCCTCCACATGAAGTTGCTTTGCAATATGAAATCAACTCCTGTCTCATGTCTTCAATTCCAAGAAGATTATTTGTTGCCTTTAATCCCATTTCTCTTCCTCCTTTACCGAATTGAGCTTATTTCCCTTGCTAAATTGCGGTACCACCCTATTTCTCGTTTGCCTTCCGATTTAGCGGATGAACCCGTTATCTACTACCGCGACTACATCATCTGTGTAATTAGTATTCGGATTCCATATACAGTAGCTAGTAACCCGTTTTCCCTTTTTAACTCGCCGATTGTATGTAATATACGAGCCTTTTGTCGTGATTCCCCAACTCCGCCGTTTGCCTTTTAGATTTCCCTTTGCGTGCGACTTCAAAACTTCGACATAAACGACTCTCTTTCCCTTGCGAGTTCGCAGCTTCATCGTGTTTGGTTTCCCTTCTGGAACGAACCGGACTTTATAGCCCGGATAATGCCGCGAAATATACGTTGTTGCAACAGATAAATCCTTGTTCGTGTTCGCTTTTACGGATACCGGATTAAGCGTAAACATCATAATAGCCGCCAGAATGAACAATGCTCTCCGCATTGAAATCCTACTCATGTTTTCTCTTACTTCTTCTCCTGTAATTGCCTGCATAAAAGTATTATCCATTTGTTTTGCCTACCTTTCCCATTCATATGCACTGCCGTCATTTGTATAGATGATTAATGTGTTTCCATCTACTTCAAAATCTGTTACAGTATTCATATTAATTGTGTCTTTTGTATTTCCGTTGCTAAATACTTCTTCTGTATTTGCTTCGGATTTTTCGGCGTTTTTAGTTCCCGATTTTTCGGCAGTTGTAGCTCCCGAATTTTCGCTTGTTGACTCCTTCATGTTTTCCGTTGTATCTTTTTCTACACTTTTGCTTTTGCTTTCGGTTGTTGCAATAGTTGTTTCCGTCGCCGCTTTGACTTCCTGCCTTTTGGTGTTCGCAGTTCCAAATCCTGCGATAACTAATAATGCTACTAATCCAATTCCGCAAAATAATGATAATAACTTCTCTAACATTTCTCTTATCTCCCTTCTGAAAAGGCGGAGTATTCCCCGCCCCGATTGTTGCGATTACTCCTCTTCGCTTTCATCGTCATTTTCAACGATTTCAAGTCCAAATCCGAGTTCTTCAATTTTTGCTTTATCCATATAGATACCTACCTTTCCGGCTATTCCTGCCGGAGTTTATGGAGTCTTATAATCTCACTTCCTTTCTATCGGATTCCGTTTGCTACCATTGAACCAACAACTCCAGTCCAATAAGCTTCGTCCGTATAGCCGCGGAAATTCAGAGTTTCTGTTGTTGTTCCCGGAAGGTCGCGCTGCCCGCCAGTTCCCTTTTTAGCTTTTCGCTCGTGCTTCATCCAGTTTGCATAATTTTCGCCCGCCGGGTCATAAGCTCGTCTTGTACACTTTCTCCCAGTAATGTTAATAGCGTCATAAACGCTTAAGGACAGTGAATTTCTACCGATAATGGTGTCAGACCACTCGTCTAAATCCGGGTCATAACACGATAATCGCATGTATTGGAGATTCTTCTTCTTGCCGATAAATGAAGATAGGTGAGTATAAGCCCAGATATAGCCATTCCTGTCAAATACCACAATAGAATTTTTTGGCAACTGAAAGTCTTTGAGCTTAATCGCTACTAAAAGCTGAATCATCTGCCACTTTCGTCCGGCTGTATGCTCTAATACGTCGCAGTGTTCAAGTACTTCTTTCAAGAACTGACACTGAAATGGCGTAAGAACAAAGTTATAAAGTTGTTGCGTAGAAACACTACGCATGTAAAAGTTATTGTATTTCATACTATTAGCCCCTTTCATGTATGATTGTATATGCTTATAACGCTACTTCCTGCAAGATAAAGCCGTATGACTTAGGATTGGAATAGCAAAGAGTTACTCTTGGAACGCCTTTTTCACGGCAGACATTCAGAACTGTGATTAGTTCGGGTGTCGGATGCTCAAGTAAGATTCTTAAATGAACGCACTCATCAAATGTCTTGCTATTGCTGAGATAATCTTTTTTGCGGCAAATATCCATAAGGCGGAAAAATATCATCTTTTCGATTAATCGACCGCTAAAATCGCCGCGTGGATTAATGAAGAAAAAGCCGTCTGTAAACGGGAACTTATCTTTGTTGTCGTAAAGTGATATTGTTAACTGTTTTTCGTGCATACTATTAGCCCCTTTCATGGTGGATTTTGTTTTCGCGTTGAACGTGACGCACAGGAATTTTTTGTAATAAAAAAAGAGCGTATACGCTCCTGTGATTGCACGCTAAAAGAGCTGGACAAACCAGCTCTCGTGTGATATTATTTTGGCAAGGCGGTGTTAAAATCGAGTGGGTGGTGTATCCCAAGCCCGATTTTTTGCTAGCACACCGCTTTATTTTTATGTCTATTTCTCCGGTTCTGGCATTTTGAATAAGGCTCTTGCTAAAACACACAGCCATTTATCCTTATTCATGATACGCTTGTAACCGATTTCGCCGCTCTTCCTGTCGGAATCAAGAGTTTCTGCTAAAGGTGTAAGAAGTGCGTTGACAACTCTTTTATTAACTTTATATTTGTAAGTATCTGTAAATTCGCCCTTTTGAGTTTCGTATTGTTTAGCGTAAACTTTTAACGCTTCCACGAACTCTTTTTCTTTGTTCTTCTTCTCGTCTTCGTTAATACCATAAGTACCATGCTCAAGTGCAATGTCATAAAGGTCGGTACTACCAGCACCAAAATTGATAGGGTTCGGCACAAGTTTCTTATCTTTGATTGCCATACCAATAGTGTTTTTGCCGTCAATAGCCGCAATGTATAAAGACGCTCTAGCCTTGATAAAATCAGGGATTTCGCCATCGTATAAATAACCTTTGGATACTTCATCCAATAACTTGAGATGTTCACAGTCATCCGCAATAACAGAAGAGTCAATGTCGTACTCGTTCATGTCTAAATCATCGAACACTTTTACAGGGTTATAGTTCGCCTTACGAACGTCATGGTTACGGACGTTGATTTTATTGAGCGATTTCTCAATCTTGCTCTTTTCGTCTTTAATCCGCAAAGAATTTACCGCTTTAGCAAACATATGTTCATTGCTTACACCTAAAGTATAAGCCGGAACTTCTACAACGTCAATTTTTGTCTTGGAAATGTTTAATACCTGCATTGTTTTCATAGTTTTTCTCCTTTTCTTGTTTTGGGCATAGTTGTAGCCCAGTTTTGTAAATTCTTGGTATTTTTGATTGCCTGTATAGAATTTAACAGGAGTTTCAGACACTTCTTACATCATCGGAAGCAAATTTATTTTCGGGGATACACCACCGGAAAAAATTCTTATTTTGGGCTTCCTAACGTGATTCAGAGGTTCGGGGATACACCACCTGTCTTTCGCTCCTGTATTCGTTTGTCAATGTCCACCACACTCCAGCGTGTGAAGTGCAACCCTGTTTTACTAGAGGGTTTCTAGTTGCTTGTTGTCATGCCTGCTGAGCAGGTCTTTTGTGTTTGGTTGATTGGTTACTTTGTTTTACCTCCTTTTCTTTTAAATCTATTAAATTTTATCGCTTGTTTCTTGCGATGGCATTACTATACCACAGGCAAAAATATATCAACCCCCTATTTTAAAAAGTTTTTCACGGTTCTCAAATATGGCTTATTTATGCGGTATTTTAAAGGTTTTAAATACAGCAGAACCAGCACAAATTTAGATTTGTCACAGTTTTTATAGGGGGTGGCAAAAACCTTTGATTGAACTTTATTTTTAGCGGTTCTAGGTGGTTAGTCCCCATAAACACTGACCTAAATTTTTCGACCAAAAATACTCCATCCACCACCTACTCTTCTCTTCCATATTCACTGCTTCAACTCCCACTCTAGACTCAAATTTTTTCAAAAATACCCCATCGACCATAGTATCGTTTTTCATTTGTTATTGCGATAAAAAATCTACCTACCCTACCTCAAAATTCGACTTATCCACAAGTTATCAACAACATTTCAACCGTATATTTTCTGAATTTTCTTAAGTTTTTCAATTTTGCTAAAAAGTTATCCACAATTTGCTATTTTTCAGAAAAATGAATTCTCCTCAGCGGATTCCTGCATACAGTAAGTTTTCTATTGCAGTAACCTTCTTCTCTCCTTTTTCAAGAATCATCCTGTTAGGATTTGTCTGTAATAATAAACTATCTTTTGTGAATCGAGATTCTATATCCAGAAAATGTTTGGATGAATTCGCAGAAAAAAAGATAATTACGTTTGTATTCTATAGACTGCATATGAGTGTAGTCTTTTTTATTTTGTTATTGCGCGGATAATATGCACAGTAATTGTCTAATATCTCACCGTAACCGTCAGATCGCAGAAAAATTCTGTCCGTTTTCAGAAGTATATAGTGCGACGCTCGTGGCTCGGCATTTTCTAGTCGAAAACACGAAAATCCACTTGGCGAAACAATGTCTTATCTTATTAAGTCTTATATTAATAGGTCACATTCTGGTGACAAAAACATGACATCTCGACTGTGCTTATCTGGGGGTCATGTCACAAAATTGTCGTTCCAGACTGAATCACCCATGTTTGCTGGGCAAAGTACGTCTGGCACGAAAAGAAAGGAGAATTCTATGGAGTATTTCGTAAAAATTCCGAACAATTTTATAAAATGCGATATTGAAAAAGACTTTGACGTAACACCTTCGTTCTATGTCGTATATTACTTGCTAAACAATAATAGAAGCATTAGAAACCAAAGCTTTATATCGATTAAAGAAATCATGGATATATATTCTGCAAAATGTACTTCTAGAAAGCCCAAAATTTTCAACGATATCGTTAAATCAATAAATAAACTAGAAGAATTAGGTCTTATACGCTCACTCAATACACCGTCAGTTTTAAGATATGAGTCGTTTTTGAAATATCAGATTTGCGACGCTTTTGATCCATCGTGTGATTTTACTATTTTTACTGAAAAAGAGCTCTTAAATATCATGAAGATTGACTCTGCAATAACCAAAGATACTCTTCTTCGTGTCTATCTATATATAAAAGCAAATATTATAAAAAGATCATCCCATCAAGAGGAAACGCTAGAAAATCCCGAAGCATTTTTTAAAAATATAAAAGTATCCGCAGAAGAAATTGGGATTCATTACAATACTTTTTACGGCACAATAGAAGAACTTTGTAAAGGAGAAAATCCATTATTGATAAAAAGTAATATAATCCATCGCTCCAGCAAGAACAGTCCTATATGCTCTCCTCGAGTTATTGTTATTAATAAGGTGGGTTGGAAAAAAGAACTACAAGGTGCTGTCTCCATCCTTAAAAATAATCCCGGATGGGAAAAAGAACTTCTCGCGGCAAACGCACTGCTAGAAAGAAAGTGAGCCTAAATTCAAAAAAATCGCCACGTTTCTGAGAAGTATATAGTGTAAGCAGCAACGCCACAAGAAAGGAACACAATCAATGACAGATACATATAAAAAAGAAAATGTAAACAAAAAGTTAACCATTAAATCAAGAGATTGGCTACATCGGGAACAATGTACTATCTTCGAGGAGTCAGATGCTCCTGGAGCTATTATCAATCAGATAATCAAAGATAACTTATTTGATATGCAGTGTATGATTAACATTCTTGAAAGAGATACTGAGGATTTAGAGGAGGATTTATATGCTTAGATACAGCAATCAGGGACAGACTATTTCTATTAACTTAAACGACGATTACCAGATTTATGCAATGGCTAGATGGGACAAGAAAAGCTCTTTATATATTGCAGAAATGTATATTTCCAAAAAAGAGACAAATTCATTTCTACATTTCATCAATAGCTTTACTATCTCATGCGAAAGGATGGATTTATTTATGACGTTGACTAAAGAAATATCAGAAATGTATTCCAACACAGGGTTTTCTGACGAAATTTCGGAATACGAAAACATTCTAAATGCAATTACGACAGGCTATAAAGACCATTAATGTGCGAATTTTGTAAACAGCCAAAATGTCCGCCGGAATGTCCTAATTACTCTCACTCGAGATTTTACGAGCAATGTCATTATTGTGAGGGAGATATTTTGCCGGGCATGGAATACATAGAAACCTATGCGGGAAATTACTACCATTATAATTGCTTCAAGTGTTTAACAACAGATGAAATCTTAAAAGAAACCGACTTAGAAGTTAAAACCGCAGAACACTACGACTGGAGGTAGCAATATTAGCGAATTCGGAATTAAAATAAAAAACATTAGTGCAGGAATGCTTTATGATGTTAACTTAGGTATTAGAGATTACTTTACTTACACAGATGCAATGCTCAACAATAGCTTATTCAGTTATTTTCTTCAAAAAAATGGCATGAAAGTGTATAAAGGCGAATCCACTAGAGACGTTATTTGTTTAGATTTTGATTTCGGAAGTAGGTCGTATGAAGACGAGAAAAAACGACTGAATAAAATGATTAAGAATGCAGCAAACGATACCGAAAGAAAAAAGCTTGAAAAAGTTGTTGCAAAGATTGAAGGAAACAAAGAAAAATATGCTCCTAAAAAACGCGGAGAAATTCGAGAACAGTTCTATGAAGAAGGAGTTTCAATCACATATACTACCAAGAAAAAAGACGGAAGTATTAAAAGTTCTCAGACAATCCGCTACCGCATGCTCTATCGTACAAGCGCAAAAGCAAAATCTGGGCAGGTAATTTTCATTAATGAAAAACTTTACGATAAGGCTTACGACTGGCTCACTATGGGGCTTGGAGATAAAATGCCAAAAAATGACGCGAAAATTGTTGAAATGTCCGCTTATGCCCCACTCACAACATCTACAATCGTAGATACAATTCATATCCCCGTTGAAGATATTTTAATATTAAAAGATCAGGATTCATTCTTCAAAACAATCGCAAACGTGGTTTACGCCGAAGAATACGAAAAGAAATCCGGCAAAAAGACTGTTAAATCCAAAAAATGTCTCGTGAAGCAGGAAGAACGTGAGGTAAAAAATACCTTATGGGACGGAATGGGTATTATTGAATCTTCTTACCTCCCACAATCTATTAATGGCATGGCCCTATTAAGACAGCACATGTTCAAAATGTGTGGGTTTAGAGGGCATATTCAGAAGTTTTTCGTGGATTGGTGCTATGAAAACGGTCATGATTACTATACATATCAAGTTCCAGACATGTTTGGCAACATGCATTATGTGAAGGACATCAAGATTATTACGACTGATAATGCAATAAAGTGGCGCAAGTTCATTGATATTATGGGTGGAACCCCAGTCAAGGCGTATGATTACTGGATGGGTAGAATCAAGGCTGATGGTGAAATCTGGGGAATTGTAAAAACTGACCACAAAAGTAAGCTTGGGGATTTACAGCAGATGAGCTATCAGATGATTAACACTCTTCCTTGCAACCGGGATGATGTAAGGAACATCGCTGATAATAGTATTTCATATGTTGAAAAGATCAAAACCGATGGAGCCGAATTTGAAAAGTTCTTGCGAAAAAACGCAAATGCGGTAAATCACTACGAGATGCTTGCTGATTTGTACTCTCATAATCCTGATTTTGCAGATAGCACATGGTTTAGGCACGAGAAAAAGAAAATTATTTCTGAATATGTATTTAGGCTTAGGACAGGGAAAATAACTGTCAACGGAGACAATCTTACTTTGTGCGGAAACCCTTACGCTCTCCTGCTTCATTCTGTTGGTGAGGATTATAGAGAAGACCCTAGTTTTTCTGATGAGGATGGAGCAATACAGTGTTATACTACGAGATTTAGAGACGACGAGTATTTATGTGCGTTTCGTAACCCGCATAATGCCCCGAATAATATATGTCACCTACATAATGTTTACAGTGATGTTATGGAGAGATACTTCCCATTTAGCGAAAATATTATTGCAATAAATAATATCTGTACGGATGTACAGGATCGAGCGAATGGATGCGACTATGATTCTGATTTTTTCTTTGTAACAAATGAAGAAACTATGGTTAAATACGCCAAAATCGCGTACAAGAATTATCCTACTATTGTAAATGACATTCACGAAAGTGGGATTACATACGCAAATACCAAGAAGGCATACGCCGAAATGGATAATAAATTTGCAAAATCGCAGCTTGGAATTGGATTATCCAGTAATTTAGCCCAGCTCGCAATGACATATTACTGGACGGAACTTAATAAAGAGAACCCAAATAAAGAATTACTTAAAGAACTTTATGATAACTTCGTTATTCTCAGTGTGTTAGCACAGTTAGTAATCGATAGCTGCAAGAGGACGTTCGAAATCGACGCTATGGAGGAGATTGACAGAATTCAGCGAATGGACTGTATGTGCAAAACCGCAGAAATAGAACTCGAAGATGGCTCTACCACAACTGTAAGACGAGATTTTCCTCATTTTATGAAATATACTAGGAATGTTCCTACCACCAAAAATGGGAAAGAACTGCCCCAAGGAACTATTTCGAATAACAGAAAAAAACTCAACGACAGAATCAATGAAGACCTTGTTTGCCCAATGAACTGGCTGCAAGAATGGCTCGACAAAATACAGAACTTGGTTTCAAGAGGAACCATTCCGACAAATGACTTCTTTATTAAAATGAAGGGAACGGCGAACAACCGCCAAATGTCTAAAATACGAGGTATTGTCGAGGAATATGACCGCATGATTAAATCGTATTACGCAAAATACGGCGGAACGGAGGAATATATTGAAAAACTAATAGAAGAATCTGATTTTGTAGTAGAACAGCTAAGAAAAGTCAAAATCGGTAATGCAGTAACTATAAATCGTCTTATCGAGGTAGCCCTTGGCCTTAATGCTCCGGCAAAAAACAAGAAGCTGGATTATAAGCAAGGAACTAAGTACACTCGAAAGATGCTGAATCTACTCTACAAAATGGATAGAGAAAAATTTCTCGCAAATTTTGTTCGAAAAACTACTTAGTTGGCTCAAAAAAACAGGCTCTAAACCCGCATAAACACTGGGTTTCGTAAAATGCAAATGCGTCCGTTATATGGAAGGGGTACGAGCTTGGCGGCTCTCCCTCCAATTTGCGAATGTACAAGGATTAATCGGAGGATTTATTTATGGTATTAAAAGAAGCTTATAGATACATGAACCATTTAAACTCACTCATCACTGAAGCAGAACTTCACCTTTACGAACCTGCTTTTACAACAAAGAAAAAGGAAACCCACAAAAAAAGTGCGGCAATTTCCTCTGAAAAAGATGATGTCATTGAAAACGTCAATTTATATGATGTTCCGTTTTCTGTTGTTGATGTGATTGACTTTATTGTTGAAGCACTTAATCAGAAGTCCCTTCTTTCTCATGCAATTACAGAAGCAAAAAAGAATACTCCTATTGACATCAATGATAGTATTTCTATCAACAAAACAACTCAGGAATTTATCAATATTTTAAATATGCTAGGTAAAAAGAAGTCTAGCGAAAGAACTGTTAAGCAGGTAGGATACACTTTTAACGCCGAAGGAAACCAAGTTCCTTACAAATACGATGTAGATGAAGTAACTTCAATTAACTATGACAGGAAAGTTGTAAAGAAACTGGCGAAGAAACTGTCTTCAGAGTGTGATGCGGTTTCAACAAATTTAGACGCAATCGAAATTGAGACAATTGTAGACTATTCTCCTATTTGGGATTTATCTGACTCATTAGAAGATATCTTGACAGAAGAATAGCCATTATGCCGCCGTTTGGCGGTTAACCTTCGGGTTATAAAACGAGAACTGAAACTGATTTGTAATGGTCGGTCGGTTCAGTCGCAGATGAACTATGAGGCTGCGGAGCAATCATGCTAAAATGATATTCACTGCTTGCAGTGTCTTACAAAAAACAAGATTTCAAATAATGGGTTTTATTATTCAATAAAAATTGGTTTAGAAAACAGCGAGTAAAAGATGACTTGTCATTTGCTTCGTTATTCGTCCCTCCTGATATTTCCCCATCTTGTTCTATTTATATCTCTATATCTCTTTCTTTCTAAAATCGCTTCGTCCAATAGTTATCCTGAGCAGGATAAACATTTCTTAAAGTATAAAGGATGTACTTATATTATTTTAATTATACATGGAAAATATTTTGACGTACATAAAAAATATTGATTGAGATTACGATGATTTTTCAGTTTTCATTTTATAGCCCGAAAAGCATTTATCTATTTCCCGTCGTAAAGCACTATGGACATGCGCCAGTCTGTAAAACTGGTGACTTCGGTCTGGCTTGGTTCGATTCCAAGAGGCGGGATTTTGCAGGGTAGCAAAGTTCGGTATTGCGCGGTCATACAGCAAATCATTAGACCGAGACGAAGGTTCAAATCCTTCCTCTGCAATTATCTTATTTTAGGAGGTCACTAACATAATTCCAATTACAAAAAATGAAGCAAAACATATGTCCAGTCTTGGATATAAGTATAAGTCAGACATTATGAGAACGCTTAATGGTCGAACTTATTTTCTTAAAGAATCAGATATCCTTATTAAGAAATTACGGGAATATCGAGAATCTAGAACTATCAAGGAAAGTTGGTAAAACTTATTGGATTATACTCTATTTTTTGATACCAATGCTCTTCTGAATCTTCAAGAACAAGCGTTTAAAGAGAAGTTTGTTATTGCTCAAAAAACTCTTGAAGAAATTGAAAGCATTAAATCTTCTTTTAATAAAGATGGAGAAGTAAAATATAAAGCTCGTAAGGTTGCTCATCTGCTAAACGACCGAGAGTCAGATTATGAAGTAATTCCTTACAGTCCAGAAATTCAAAACATTATTCAATTACATTATTTAGAAGAAACACCTGACAATATTATCCTCGCAAGTGCGTATTGCTATGATAATGCAGTAAATAAAGTCATTGTTGTTTCCGATGATTTAAACTGTAAATTCATCAGCAAAAACATCTTTGATTTAACAACAAAAGGTATTGACGATATCAATATCGCAAAGAAAATTGAAAATTATAAAGGATATAAAGACGTTATTCTCTCTGATGAGGAAATGTCTTATTTTTACACTCATCTTTCGGAGAATATTTTTGAATGTATCTATGGAGAGTATTTAATTATCCGAAAATCTGATGGAGAAATCGTGGACTACCGCAAGTGGAATGGGGCAGAATTATGCCGCGCTATCATATACACGCGTAAACAGCAATTTTCTTGGGGAAAATAAAGCCAATTAATCCAGAACAAATTTTAGGTTTTGATATGCTACAAGACGATTCTAAAACTATAAAAATACTGGCAGGAAAAGCCGGTAGCGGTAAAGATGCTATTATGATTGCAAATGCAATAAAGATGATTGAAGACGGAAAATATGACAAGTTAATCTATGTTAGAAATCCCATTTCGGTACGAGATGTTAGCGAAATTGGTTTTCTTCCGGGTTCAGAGGAGGAAAAATTAAGCGTGTTCTCTCGCGCTCTCGCAGACCACTTAGGCGGGATCGAGGGGCTAGAAATGCTCATGTCTTCAGGTAAGGTAGAAATAGAGCATCTTGGTTTCATCCGAGGAAGAGATTTAAAGAATGCAATCGTTTATTGCAGTGAAGCAGAAAATCTTACAAAAGACCATGTTCAGCTTTTAATAAGTAGAATCGGAGAAGGTTCGTCTTTATGGATGAACGGAGATTATAAGCAAGTGGATAGTCCAACTTTCCGAATGAACAATGGATTATTATCTGCAATTCAAAAACTTGCAGGAAATGAATCATTTGGATATGTTCAACTTCAAAAGACTGAAAGAAGTAAAACTGCCGCATTAGCGGATTTATTAGATTAAAATAAAGGAATCACAGGAGAACTATATATGGATACAATTTTAATTCCACCATCAGTATTTGACAGCGAAAGTGAATCTTTTTTCCCAGACCCAAAGGATTATACCTATTGGGAAGCAAGAGAGTCTCGCATCTTCTATATTGATTGGGAATTAGATGAAATTTATAACGCCGTAGAATTATCAAAAATCATTATTCAGATGAATGTAAAAGAAAAAAACATCCCAGATAAAAACCTAAAGCCTATTTATCTTTTTATTCACTCTTATGGAGGAGATTTAGACCAGTGTCATACCCTTATAGATATTATCTGTAGCAGTAGAATTCCTATTGTTACTGTCGCAATGGGTGTTGCTATGTCTGCAGGTTTTATGATTTTTCTGGCAGGACATAAGAGATATGCGTTCAAACATTCAAACTTAATGGTACATAAAGGACAAGCGTCTATCTCCGGAACACCAGACCAGATTGAGCAGGCACAGAAGAATTATAAACGTCAGTTGAACGATATGAAGGAATTTATCCTTGCAAGAACAGAGATTCAAGAAAAAGTTTTTAATAGGAATGCAAATAAAGACTGGTTTCTTACAATTGAAGAACTTGAAAAATATAAAGTTGTAGACAAAATTATTGATAATTTTACAGATATCTTTGCAGATACTTGTACACTGGAGGAGATTTTTTAATGGCAAAAATTTATACAAAAGTTAGAACCATTACAGATACAATTAAAATTAAGAAAGGTACTATTTCTGAGGATGGAACAAAAATCAGCTTTGTAGAAGACGATGTTGATTATGAAGTTCCGATTTCAGATGTTTTCAAGCCGTTTAGAGGCCAAGACTTCTCTCTCACTCTCACGTCAAAAGAAGAGCGTGATTTAGAAGATTAGGAGGCACTATGGTAGATTTACATGTGCTTCCCGGCGAAAATGCCGAAAAATATCTTTGGAGAATTGGACAGGCAAAGGATTCTGGCGAACTCGCGCTCGGCTGGAACGAGATTTCAAAATTGATGAATGAAAAATTCATTGATGATGAAATCGACTATAAGGGCAGCAGCGCATGGCGAAAAGATTATCGAACAACAAAAAAGTTTTTTGATGCTGGTGTTTTCGACAATTCCGACAAAGATAAAGAATTAAAAGACAAGAAACTCGAATTAGAAAAAGAACGAAAAAAATTGCAGACAGAAAAAATCGAGTATAATCGCTGGATTAGAGAAGATGCTCGAGATGAGATGATTTTAGAAAGTATCTGCAACGCTATGAAGACTCTTCCCTCTATTTCACGCCCGCGTCCTATATTTATTCCTCATAATCTTTCACAAGAGAAGGAATATCTTTTATGTATTGCTGACGCACATTATGGAGTAGAGTTTACATTGCCAGATTTATTGGGCAACAACATAAACGCATATAGTCCAGAGATATTTGAAAATAGAATGTGGAAACTTCTTGATGAAGTTATTTCTATCATCAGAAAGGAAGACATCTCTCATCTGAACGTATGGGAACTCGGAGATGGAATTGAAGGAATTTTAAGACTTACATCTCAGCTAATGAAGCTTAGATATGGAATTATTGACTCTTCTCTTCGTTATGCAAATTTCTTGGCAAGCTGGCTACTCGAACTTAGCAAATATGTAGAAATATCTTTTCAGATGGTAAAAGACTCGAATCACTGCCAGTTAAGAATCTGTAATGCAAAGAAAAACGCGTTTCCAGAGGAAAATATGTCTAAAGTCGTTTTGGCGTTTTTAAAAGAACGCCTTAAAGATGTTGACAGAATCACAATTTCAGAAAATCCGACTGGTTTTACATTTGATAATTTTTGCGGCTCATATACTCTCGGCAATCACGGAGAAATGAAGAATTTCGCAAGTTCTGTAAATGATTTTGAAAGACTATATAATCAGCAGGTAGACTATGTTATCTGCGGACATGTACATCATTTCAAGGCGGAAGAAGTCGGAAAAAATTCTGAAGTAATCGCATGTCGTTCTATTATGGGTGGAGACCCGTATGGCGCATCTCTAAATAGAGTTTCTAATGCAGGCGCATCGTTATTCGTTTTCGAAAATGGAAAAGGAAAAACCTGCGAATACACAATTAAATTAGATTAGATAATTTGAGGGAAATATCTCCCTCTTATTTTATACAAACAAAAAAGGATTTAAAAAGGAGAAAATTATTATGGTAAGAAAAAATGAATTTATTACAGCAATCGTAAAAAAAGTTGACGGATTAACAAAGAAAGATACAGCAATTATCTTAGATGCTATTTCTGAGACAATTACAGAGTGTCTTGTAGCTGGCGGCAAAGGAGAAAAGATTAATCTTCCGGGACTTGGTTCATTAGAAGTAAGAGAAAGAGCTGGACGAGAAGGAAGAAATCCTCAGACTGGCGAAAAGATTGATATTCCTGCAAAGCTTTATGTGAAGTTTAAAGCATCTAAGGCTTTTAAAGACGCTATCGCCGAATAATGGAGGATTTATGAGATTTATAGATTTTGATTCTATGTCAGATTTCGCTGAAAAGCTTATTCAGGCATCTGTATCTAGTGGCGACAAAAATCGTTATTGCGGAGTTGCTGTATGCAATTACGCAGTGGCCACTGGGCTTCTCGAAGAATTAGCAAAACGCAGTCAAAAATTCAGACACATTGATTTATCTGCTCCCGAAGTATCTGGCTATCTTAAAGAATATGCCATTATGGTGACAGAAAAAGGAATTTACTGCGAAAAAATGTATAAGCCGAATAATATGCGCCTTAATTTTAGAGGTTGTACTATTCCGGTATATGTTCACGGAGAATGTTTTGACGAAATTGAAAATCTTGTAAATAAAGATTCTTTCGCGTTCAACATTATCCCTAAAGAATATAAGAAAGCAGAAAAGCAGCCGGATAACACTGCTCCTTCTGTTTACAGATTAATCTGGGAAAACTTTAGTTAATCTTAGATTATATTGAATTTTATAGAGCGGAAGCCGCTCTTTATTGGCTGTTGGCGAAACGGAAACGCAACGGAATTTGACTCCGTGAATTCAGGGTTCGAATCCCTGGCGGCCAGTATTTAATTGATAGTGATTTATAGAAATACAGAATGTTTGCATTCAGGCAAAGGCACATGAGCGCCCTCTTGCCTTATAGACCACTATCACTAGCCCTTGGCTATCTTCGTGATGGTTGAGGGCATTTTTTGGCTTTTTTACGAGAAAGGATGTGATTCTTCTGGCAACTACACAAACAAAAACTCGAGGCAAAGGAAAGAATCCTCCTGTTGCGGAAGTTCGTGCCGAAAATGAAAAATTAAAAGCTGAATTAGAACGTATTAAAAATAGTGCCTATTGCCATATGTGTGACAAACACAGGTCGAGAATATATTTTTACGAAAATTATGATCCTCGGAGTAAAGGAAAAGTCTCTCCTATTTGCATCGACTGTGCAAGAAAAATTGCCATGCGAACAGACGATAAAGGGATTGAGCATTCTCCAACAAAAGAGTCCCTAATTGAAGCGTTAAGATATGTAGATAAACCATTTTTCGAATCACTATACAATTCCAGTATTGAAGAATCAAAAAATGAATTTTCTGGACAGACACCGAAAACATTTTACGGTTGTTACATGAAGAATATTCAAATGCCGCAATATCGGACGTACAGATTTAAAGATTCTGACATATTTCAAATACCGGATTCTTCTCCAGAAAAGGAAATTGACGAGCAAGAAATGATTGCTTCTAAAGAGGGATTAGATGTGTATGATAGTTTTCAGAAAAACAAAGAAGATGTTATCCGATTATTAGACTACGACCCTTTTGAGCAAGAATCTGTAAAAGACCAACCACTCTTATACTCTCAACTTCTTGGAATGTTAGATGCTGACGGAGAAGGAAATGACGACATGATGCGAATTGCTTCTTGCGTGTCTATCGTTAGAAGCTTCTTACACCAGTCTAAAATCGACGATGCAGTAACGAAAATGATGATAGACCCGCTAAGAATAAAGGATAATTCTGCGAGTATAAAATCACTGGAATCCAGTAAAGGTGACATTACTAGAAATATCACAAATTTAGCGGCAGAAAGCTGCATCTCATTGAAAAATAATAAAAATGCAAAAAAAGGCGAAAATACTTGGACTGGCAAAACAAAGAAAATGAAAAACCTGAATCTTCGAGAAAGCGAAGTAAATGGGTTTGATGTTTGGACTTGTCGGGGTATGCAACAGGTTATGGAGATGAGCGACGCATCTATTATGAAGCAGCTTAATCTTGATGAGTCTGAATGGTCTGATATTGTTGCCGAACAGCGAGTGTTGCTTAGAAAAACTCAAGAAAATTGTCGGCAATACGAAGAAATATCGCGAATTTTGCTTAGAGAGAATATTGATTTAAAGGATTTATTAAGAGAACATGATTTGTTAGAAGAAGATAATCTTGTTGACTTAGATAAACTATATTCTTGTTTCTCTGGCGAAAATGAGGAGGCTGTCTCAAATGACAATCAATCCGAAAGCTGAGAAAACAATCAATGAAATTTATTCAAAAGTAAATATCGAAGATTATAATATTAAAATTTCCGACAAAAAGACTTTAAATGAAAAATATTTAAAAAATATATTCGGCGAAGCAGACAATAATACTATCTACGTTCGTCCGGGAATATACGCCATGTCTACTAGAAAAATCGAATCTCTCATTGCTCTTGCCGAAATCCAAAGATATTATCAAGCAAATCCTGTTCGGTTTATTGATGACTGGTTCAATATCGAACTGCTTGACGCGCAAGCATATATCGTTCAAAGGGCTTGGGTATGTCCAAATGTGTTACTGGTATGTAGTCGTGGATTTGGTAAATCTACAATTACAGATATTATCATTATGGCAAAAGATATGCTGTTTTCAAATTACTGGAGCTATATTGCTAGTGGTTCTGGTAGTCAGGCTGAACAGACTTTTACGACTCTTGAAAAACTTGCGAACGATAATATTGATAGCATGATGGGTTCTACTGGCTATATTTTTAAAGATGAGGTCGAAGTTAAAAATGCCGCCGGAGACGGATTCAGTCATTCATCTGATGGGTTCTCGTACTCTCTCTACAATGGTTCAATGACGAAAACACTTAATAGTAACGTTGACAAGAAGCGCGGCGCAAGAGGCAACTTAGTTGTTTTTGATGAGTGTGGATTCTTAGACGCAGATATGATGCATACATATGCTGCTTTTGTCATTGTTAATAAAGGGTTTGCTACCGGAAAAGACAGAGATGGAAATTCGATAGACATAAATCGACTTCGTTCTATCCCCTCTCCTATTCCTAATCAGCTCTTTTATATTAGTTCCGCTTCAAGCGTGGATACTGAATTTTATAGGTTATACAGAGACTTCTCTAAGAGAATGATTATGGGCGACACCGATTATTTTGTTGCTCAAATTGATTGCGAGATTGTTTTGAAGCCAACAAAACGAGGTAAAGTTATCGCTCCTCTCTACTCTCGCTCCACTATCGAAGCAGCAATGAGAACCAATCCCGAAAAAGCTCGTAGAGAATATTATTGCGAGTTTACTACAGATGCTGGAGTTAATGCAATCGTTCGGCGAGGAGTTATTACTCGAAATGAAGAGACCCGTAAACCACTTCTATACAATGATACTGGCGACAAAAAATTCATTATTGCATATGACCCTGCTCGTTCACGAGATAATTCTGTAATTCTTGTATGTGAGGTATACGACTTTGTGCAGGTAAACGGAACTATCGATAAAAGAATGAGAATTGTTAATTGCATTAATCTTGTAGATGTCGGGAAAAAGATAAAATCCCCGATGCAGACACCAGATCAGATTGAATATTTAAAGAAAGTCATTCTTGATTATAATGGCGGAGCAGATGCTTATGGGAATATCTTGGCCGTATATATTGATGCAGGTTCTGGCGGTGGTGGTGTAAATATTGCGGACTATCTTATGCCAGACTGGACAGATAAATTTGGAATTGTTCATCGTGGCTTAATAGACAAAGAATATTCTGCTGAATACGTGAAAAAATTCCCTAATGCCGTAGATAAAATCCGTCTTATGTCTCCTGCTAAGTATAAATCTGAGATGTTTGAAGCAATGATTGAACTACTGAATCAAGATAAAATCAGTTTTACATCACAATATGATAATAAAAAGTATCTCACAGTATTTGATATAGACGAAGAGATGCTTCGGAAGCAAAAAGAAAAAATATCTAAGGAATTAAAAAAGAAAAAGCTAGACGAAAACGAATTCGAACGTCAATTAAGTGAAAAGATTAAAGAAATTCAATCGGTAAAAACAAAGATGATTAAGCTGGATTGGATGGATGAAATCGCTTTGGCAAATATTGATGCTTTGAAGGAAGAGCTTGTCAATATGGTTAGAAAAAAACGTGATTCTTATAAGGATTCATTTGAGTTAGCTCCTGAGAAAGCGAATAAAATGCATGACGATAGAGCCTACGTTTGTGCGATGGCAGGCTACGGATTAATGGAAGAACGCCGTAAAGCAATCACTCAAAGAAAAAAAGTTCCAAAAAAGAATCTCGTAGGGCAACTTACAATTCGAAGAGGAAAAGAAATTTCTTCATTTTAAGGAGGTGTGGCGATGCCACAAAATAAGGTGGACAACGCACCTGCTGCTCAACCAAGCGCTAGTGAAATGCGTAATTGGTATGAAGAGCATAAAAAACAGATTGAAAAATATGAAGACACGAATAATGCGTTAAAAAATCTTAGAGATATCACAAAGTCTTCTTCTTACAGAACAATAAGTAATTATAGTAAGGAGACTGTTAAATCATATCTAAAAAATATCTCAAGCAATGAAAGCAATCTTAGAAATCTATCTCGTTTCTTATTTTATAGAAGCGAAGTCTATTACCGGCTCGTGAAGTATTATGCCGGACAACTCGATTTATCTATTCGTAGCGTTATCCCAAACTACAGTCTGACCGAAGACAATGATAAAGACGCTGTTTTACAGTCTTTTGAAGAAACATCGAAAAAATTAGATGAGATGAATATTCAGTATGAATTTTTTAAGGCGGCTGTTGTTGCTCTAAGAGAAGATGCGGCTTATTACTGCGCTTATTATACCGAAGGAGAAGGATTATTTCTGCTCCCGCTCGACCCTGATTATGCAAAAATTCAAGGAGAATACAGTGACGGTTCATATGGTTTTGCTTATGACATGAGCTACTTTAGAAGAAATAAAGAATTCTTAGAGTATTGGGGAGAACCTTGGCAATCTATGAACAACGAATATGAAAGTACGGGAGAAAAATGGCAGACGGTACCAGAAGAATATGGCGTTTGTATAAAATTTAGAGCTGAAGACTGGGAAACTGTTGTTCCTCCGTTTGCTCCTATGTTCATAGATATTATTAATTTGCTAGATTTAGCAGAATATCAGGCTGTTCAAGAAGCCGCAAATATTTATAAGCTTATTTGGCTCGAAATGGAAACGCTTAACGGAACAAACGAGCCGGACGATTGGAAAGTAAATCCGCAAATCATGATTGAATATTTCGATCGTATGTTAAATGAAGCCCTTCCAGATTATGTTTCTGCCGCCATTGTCCCGGGAAAGTTGAAAGAAATTAGTTTCCCAAATGACGCTTCTACAGACGTAACAAAAGTTGAAAAAGCAACAAGTGAAATTTTGAATACTGCTGGAGGCGCTCAAGTTTTAAATTCTTCGACTGTTTCTGGTACTACTGCATTCACTGGCTCAATGAAAGTAGACTCCGAATTCGCCCTTTCTTCTCTTATTCCACAAATTGAAAGAATCGTAAATAGACTTCTTAAATATTATTGCTCCAATCCATGCAGAGTAAAATTCTTTGAAATTTCCACTTTTACGAAAGAAGAATACAAAAAGACTATGATGGAATCTGCTCAATACGGACTTCCAACTAAATTGATGGTAAATAACTTGAATGGATTCTCTGAAATGGATACTTTAGCTCTTAATTTTTTGGAAGAAGAATGTTTGGGATTATCCGATATCTTTAGACCTTTGCAGTCTTCTTATACTACTACTTCCGATTCTTCTGGTGGCGGACAGGCAAAAGACGATTCCGACTTAACAGACGATGGTGAAGCGAGCCGAGATAAAAGAGATAACTCTAATTAATGGAGGTATAAATGCCAAATTTTATTAAAACATCCTTTACAGACACCGCGGAACAGCTCAGAGCAATTGGATTTTGCGAAGTCCTATCCAGCGATGGGAAATATACATTTATAAATGACATCGAAAAGTTAAAATTCAACGACGATGTTATTGATAGAACAAAGATTAAATGCAGCAACATGCTATGCATTTAGTCTTCTCCTCTTTTGGAGATAAAAAATAAATCGAAAGGAGGATTGGATGAAAAAATTACTATTTATTGAAGATTTATATGAATTTTATTTCAGCAAATACAAGCGTTCTACTCATTTTAGTTCAAAAAAAAGGGGATATCCACTCGTTGTTCAAGTGCGAGGAAGTCTATGTTTTGACGATGATTCTAATGAGAAAGCGGGTTTACTCTCCGTTCACTTACAATCATGCCACACAAACCTTAATGATAATGGTTCTTTTATAAGCGATGAAAATATGGAGAAATCTCTTTCCACTTTTAAAAATCGCCCCATTCTTGCATACATACACGAAGTAGATGGACAGCCTGAATTTTACGGTCATAACATGCATGAAGATGAAAATGGAGATGTCGTATATGACGAATTTCCAATCGGAATTATTCCAGAATCTTGTAATGCAAAAATCGTATATGACGAGGAAAAAGGCAAAAATTATGTCGAAGTTGATGGCTATATATTCGAAGAATATTCGAAAGCAGCAGAAATCCTGCAGAGAGAGCAAGAATGTGCTGTATCTGTTGAGCTTTCTATTAATGAATTAAGTTATAACGCAAAAGAAAAATATCTCGAAATTGAAGATTTCTTCTTTTCTGGAGTAACTATTTTAGGGAAAACTCCCAGTGGACAACCAGTAAATCCGGGTATGCAGGGAGCAAATATTAGGTTATCGGATTTTGAAGAAAAGAATAATAGCTTATTTTCTAATTATTCAGAGCAGATATCTGAAATGCAGGAGAAGTTAGATACTCTTCTCTCTCATTTTGATAATAAAAATTCAAAGGAAGGAGGAAATATTAAGAATATGTTTGAAAAATTACTAGAAAAATACGGAAAAACTGTTGAAGACATCACGTTTGAGTATGATGGTTTAACTGACGAAGAACTTGAAGCAAAATTTGCAGAAGTATTCTCTGAGAAAAATCCTTCCAGTAAAGAACAGACATTTACAAAGTCTTTCGAGCTTTCTCATAGTGATATTCGCTATGCTTTATATAATTTATTATCCGCGTATGAAGATGCCGACAATGAATACTACTACATCAATGATGTATATGACGATCATTTCACATACGAAGGTTGGTATAACGGGAAAATCTACGGTCAGAAGTATTCTAAAGATGAAGACAATGTTTCTTTTACAGGAGACAGATATTCACTTCATAGAGAACTCTTAACAGACAGTGAATATGCTGAATTAAATGAAATGCGTAAGAATTATGCGGCTCTTGTTGAATTTAAGCAGAACACAGAAAATAAAGTTCTTCATGCAGAAAGAGAAAGCATTCTCATGAGTGAAAATTATGAAGTTATTGCCGAAAAAGATTCTGAAGGTAATTTCGCAAATGAAGATTTTGCGAAACTTTTTGAGGATATGGATAATTATTCATTAGAGAATCTAACAAAAGAAGCTAATGCCATTTTAGGCAAATATGCTATTAATAAGGCGACATTCGCTGAAAACGGCGAAGCCAAATGTAAGAAGCTCACCAAGTTTGGGAATGCTTCTAAGCCAAAAAAGAAAAGATATGGAAATCTTTTCGACTAATATCTGACAAAGTAATTGAGTGCCGGAAAGCACTCTTTTTTATTGCAAAAAATAAAGGAGGAACCACATGGCTATTAAATTTGCTGTAGACAAGCATACTGTGTGCAATCCTGGTAATTTACTCGCGAGTAAGTATGGAGAACATATGGTCAGCTTAAATATTACACAGGACACAGATAATGGACGAATTGTCAAAGTAGGCGAAATGGAAACTTTAGATGCGTACAAAGTTGAAGAGGCTAGCACTATCGATGCTTACATCTTCGATAAAAACGCTGACGGTACTTGGCTGGTTGTTGTAAACAAAGCAGAAGAACGTACCGCTTTAATCTATCAGAAACCATTAATTGATTACGAAAGCCCAAGAGCATTAACACAAATCTCTAACTTTTATAATGACCCAAAAGATGGCCCAGTTAGAGGATATGTTTTACATTCTTTAGACAGATTTTCACTGTCAGATGAAGGCTTTAGCGGAACACCAAAAAAAGGCGGCAAAATCACAACTATTACTGACGGTAAGTTAGTTGTTGCCGAATAGAAGGGAGGGGAAAATAAATATGTTAAAATTTAGTACACAACATTTAAGAAATGTATTTTCTGACGAAGAAAAATATAAAGTTTTTAGAAAACTCTGCTATGACTTAAATCATGGAAATGAAATTTTCGAGTACGGAGACGACGGCGTTGAAAGAGCAATCTCAAAAGATGAAGCTAATAAGGCTGTCCGCAAAGTTCTTATGGAAATCTGCGAACTTGACGAAACTGACTTAAAGTCTAAGAAAAAGCGTAAGAGAGCTCTTAAATCCCATTTAAATGAGGTATTCGAGGTAATCGAAGAAGATGTAGATTTCAAAGTATCTACTGCCTTCAAGGATTCCGAATGGTTCAATGAGTTCGTTGAACAGAGAAATGTTGCTCTTGGAGATGATGAAGAGTTCTGGACGCAGGATGATATTACGCTTGCAGTTGCAAAAATTTCAGGCGACCATCATGACCTTACAATGCAAAACCTCGGAGAAGGTGAATCCTTCAAAGTTCACACTTCTACTTACGGAATGAAAGTAGGTAAAGATATTGATTTAATCCTTCTTGGAAGAGTCAACTTTACAGAACTCACAGATAAGATTGCTGAAGCATTTGCATCCATGATTCAGACAACTTGCTATGAAGAAGTATATAATGCATCCAGCAAACTCCCGAATAATTCTCAGTTTGTTAAGTCTGGCCCTCTGAGTTCAGAGACAAAAGAGAAATTCGACACACTCCTCGAAGACGTTGCTACCGCAAACGAAGCAGAGATTGTCATTATGGGAACAAAAATGGCTCTTAAGAAGATGAACGCTTTAGCTGATATCGACTGGAGATCGAATTCACAGAAAGAAGCTGTTGCATCTCTTGGACATCTTGGTACATATGAAGTAACAGACTTAATCGAAATTCCTCAGAGATTTGCTCGCAACGACGTTACAAAGAAGTTAATCGACAATAAAATGTTGCTTATCTTTGCAAAGAATCAGGAAAAATTCGTTAAGTTTGTAGACAAAGGCGAAACTGAAATTACAGAAGATGGACAGAATAAAGGTGACTTAGCAGATGACTTCCAGACATACGAAGTACAGAGAGAAATGGGCGTAAGTACTATTCTCCCACGCTATTTCGGAGTATGGAAAATCACTGAATAAAAATAATTTCTTAGCGGGTGAGTACTCTTTTTACTCTCCTGCTATTTTTAGGAGGAAAACGGATTGGCTACTACAAGAGCGATTAAAACTACAAAGAAAACTCCTGCTGCTCCCGCAGTTCCAAAAGAAACTGTGGCTACAGTAGAAGTTACAAAAGAAAAAAGAAAATTTGAACCCGAAGAATTAGTTTCTTGCGTATCTGTAACGCCCGGAGAATTATTTATGGTCGGATACAAGAGCCATAACTTATATACGTGGGCAGATTCAGATGATGTTATTGGAGTAGAATTCAGAGATTTGGATTATGCCGTTAAAGCAAGAAAGGCAACAGTTACAGAGCCATATATCGTGGTTGATGACGAAGATTTCTTAGCTTTACACCCATTTTTAAGAGACATCTACGCAGGAATTTATTCAATTAATGAACTTAAGAGCATTTTATCCTTATCTCCATCTCAGATGGAAAGAACAATTAAAGCCCTTCCTGAATGGGCAATCAATTCTTTTAAAACAGTTGTTTCTAGTATGGTAGATGATGGAAGTTTAGATAGTATTAAGAAAATCAAAATTCTTGACGATATTTTTGGTACTGAAATGCTACTTAAATTAACAAACTAAAGTGGGTGACTCGATGGTAGTCATTCCATACGAAGATATTTATTCTCGATTTCGTCTGAAAATTACAGATTTTAAAATGTTGTCTATGGATGAAGATTTACTAGAATTGATGTGTCAAGAATGGCTAATGGAATCAGTCTCGAACCCTCGTTTTAGAAAAATGTTCTCATCTTTTACTGCCGATAATGTAAAAAAGATTATTAGCTTTGAGTTATTATATCCAGTAGATGACGCATCAGATTCTTATTTTATCACTTCCTTACTATCATTAACTATGGCAATTCAGTGGCTTCAACCCCAAGTAGATTCTATTCTTAATACCGCTCCAATGATTGGCGGAAAGGAAGAAAAGAAGCTTTTGGATAACCACAAGTACTCTATCCAACGCTTAGAATCAATGAAAACCGAGCAAAAAAAGATGATTCGTGATTATGGATATATGTACAATTCATATCTAAGTAAAGAGTGATGCCATGAAATATCTATATGGAAACTTTTCAGATGAACAAATATCTTATCAAGCAAAAAATATGCATTCCGAAATTCACAGGCTTTTAATTTACAAAGATAAAAATATAGTTCCGAAAAATTTCAACTCGGATGAAGATTTTCTTAGTTATTTTAAGAATATTCTTATGAGATATGGCGGATTAAACTCTCTCCTCGGAGAACCTCCGGGTATGGTCTTATTTATGAGTACTCTGCAGGCTGCACTGGAAGAATGCTTGGATTCTGATTTCGACTACTCTAAATTTAGAAAGCTTATTTTTGACGCGCACGGATATTTAACTCAAATGTTTGGGGAGGTGCGTGAAGATGCCAAGTCTTGAAGCATATAAGCGTCTATTATCCTCCCAAGGTCAAACCAGTGGACAAGCAAAAAAGTATCATTCAGATATTGCAATGGAAGCAACTTGGGATAATGACATCCAATCAAAAACGGCATATATATATGACTACTACCATGATGACCAGCCAGACTGTGTAAACCACATGACTTATGATGAGAATTCAACTAAAACAAAAATAGATATTAAATTCATTATTAATAGCTACGGTTCTTTGTCAAAAGATGATGTGGATTTTCACATAATTTTCAAGCCGAGTCAGTCAGTCGAGTTTGAGGAGGGCGATGAGCTGTATTATTATCAAAGAGATTATGCAGACCACTATCATTCCCGCTTTCCTATCGGTATGTTTATTGACATTCCGAATGATCGCGGCGTTTATGAAAAGTGGTTGATTGTAAATTCAGAAAGAGGAAATCAGTTCGTAAAATATTTCGTCCTTCCATGCAATTACAAGTTGTTTTGGATTGAAATTGACGGGAATAAACGGATTAAGCGAACAATGTGGTGCGTAAAAAGGACTCAAAGCTCTTACAACAGCGGCCTGTGGACTGACAACGTGTTTACTTCCACAGAGAATCAGTCGAAAATTTGGCTACCACTAAATCCTCTAACGGAATACTTTTACTATTCGAATAATGGCAAGAATCAGCGCCTTATCGTTGGTGCGCTTACAAAACATCCGACGGTCTGGCAAATCAGTAAAATTGAGAATGCTGAACCGATTGGAATTCAAAAGGTAACATTATCTCAAGATTTCTTCAATAAAAGTACGGATTATGTAAACTTCCAAACAGGCGAGATGTACGCTGACTACTACTCTTCAAGCGTAGAACCAGAGAATAGTAACATAAATAATTCTTGCGTGTTATCATCCAGTTCAAATGTTATTAAATGCGAAGGTAGTTATAAACTCATTATGGCAAATTTCTATGATTCAGACGGCAATGACATTACGTCAGGATATCTTGATTCTATCACTCCCGCATCGTGGACTTGTTCAATTGACGGAGAGGATTTTACGTCTAATGAGCTAATCTCGTGGAAAAAGCAGGAAAATCCAAATGAAATCCGAATAAAAATCGGCAACGCAAAAAAATATTTAACAAAAGTGCTGGTAGTAAGATGTTCTACAGGAGAAGACGTTTCTGGAGAAATACAGCTTGAAATTTCAGCAGTATAAAGGAGGATTCTATGAGTTATGAATTTAAAACCAAGCGACAGCTTTTAGATAAGTTTATTTCGTATACGGAAACTCCTGATAACGATAATGTTCGATTCAAGCGAAAAATAAAAAAGGAGCTTCTAAAATGTCCGGAAATATTGTATTTACTGCATAATAAAGACTATGAAAATGAGTTGTTTTCTCAGGATGGTCTTTTAAATGAAGATGGTGAATGGGACAAATATTTCGGAGATAACATAAGAAACTACCTCTTCTTCCCAGAAGCGCAGCCAGAAGTTAAAAATTTCTTGTGCTATCAGACATCTTTTAAAGAGATTCCTCTTTATAATACTGTAGAAAAACAAATGCAAGTGACATTTACTATTTATTGCGATTGTCGTGACAATATTGTTCCCGACATCGGAGAACCTCGCCATGACTTAATCGGTGCAATATTACTAGAGAAATTTGCTTGGAGTAATGTTTTTAGCACGCAATGCAAAGTCGTAAGCGACAGAGAATCTACTACCGATACTAATTATGCGACACGAAAGATTATTTTTGAAGCAACACTTCCGAACAGCCGAGTTCGCACTAAAAATGGTCTCACTGGCTATGTGGATGTAGTTAAGTAGGTGATTATATGTCTGGGAAAATACAGTTTGATGAGCTGCAGATGTATTATCAGATTCCATATAAAGTGAATGATTTTATTACAATCTATCAGCCAACAATCGGAGAAATTATGGAATTGGGTGATTTAAGGTTCTATGCATCTCTCTACCCTTTCACATGTAACCCAACATCTATGCGACTCAAGCTTTGGGACGATGGGCTTGACTGGAATAAAGTCAGTGAATTTGAATTATTCATAATTCTTCATCCTAATATGGATTTTCAAGCACTTCCTCTTGTGTTCGGGGATTTTGATTTTTCTAAACTAACACCAATGAAACATACTGATACAAACAAAATTTCGCTCGATTATGTTGAAGAGGACGAATTTGGCGAGATTATATCAGATGTTCCGGTAATAGACGAAGAAACTTATCATGTTATTGCAGAGTATATTCGTACTATGTTAAATCAGCATCCTAAAACTGAAAGAGCCAAAGGAAGAGCTACAAAAGAAGCAATCATCGAAGAAGATCGCATGAATTTGGAATTTGCAAAAAAGAAAGGCGAATTAGAACACTCTATCCTTCTTCCTCTCATTTCTTCTATGGTCAATCATCCGGGATTCAAATATAAGAAAAAGGAGCTTATCGACGTTGGAATTGTAGAATTTATGGATAGCGTTCAGCGCCTACAATTATACGAAAATGTTACCGCTTTAATGTCTGGAGTTTACTCTGGAATGTTAGACACATCAAAAATGAATTTATCTAAAGAACTTAATTGGCTAAGAGATTTATCGGAATCCTCTTAGTCTTTTTTATTTTACACAAAAAAACACAAAGGAGTGAAAATTATGGCTTTTAAATTAGGCGATATTATTATTGATAGACTTCAAATCGCAATGGCTGAAGACTTTAGCGGAAATCCGTTATATACTCTTACTCAGCTTCAGGAAGCTACAATCGAAACATCTGCAGAAAGTACAGACGCTGTAGATAAAACTGGTACTCTCGTTAAGAGATTCTGGAAAGGTAAGACTGGTACATTTACTGCAACAAACTCTATGTTAAACGTAGATATTATGGCTGCTGGTTCTGGTTCTGCAAAGAAGGTTGCCTCTGGAACAAATAAGATTCCTATGCCGAAAATTGAGACAGTTAAAGCTGGTTCCACTATTACACTTGCAAAGGGATATGACCCTGAGAGCGTAACTGTAAATGCTTATTCTCCTAATGGAACAATGGGAACATCCTTCAAGAAAGGTGAAGCTGCTAATGCAACAGACTTTACTATTGCTACCGACAGCGGAGTCCTTACACCTCCAACTGCTGACGGAGAAACAATGTATGTTGTAAAATACGACAGAGATGTTGAAGACGGAATTGCTATTCAGAATGAAGCAGACAAATTCCCTAAGACAGTTAAACTTACTATCAAAGCTCTGTTTGTTGACCCATGTACTGCAGATACATTAAGAGCTGGATACATCGTTATTCCTTCCTTCCAGGTATCTCCAGAAGTATCAATTTCTACTACAACTGATGCAACTCTTGATTACACAGGAGATATGCAGGTTGACTACTGTTCTGAAGATAAGGTATTATATCAGATTTTCATGGCAGCCGACGACGAGGAAGACGAATAATTATTAGCAAAAGGGGAGATTGTCTCCCCTCTTATTTTATGAGGTGAAATATGAGCAAACGCTTAAATAGAACTTGTATTTGTTGCGGGACTAATTACAGGTATTGTAATAGATGTGCCGAAGATGCAGGTAAACCATCTTGGCTCAGAAATTTCCATGATGAAAACTGCCGCAAAATTTTCTATGCGGTAAATGACTTTAATCATGGCGAAATCACCGCTTCAGATGCAGCTAAAATATTAAAAAACTGCGACTTATCTAATAAAAGAAATTTCAAAGAATCCATTGCCAATATTATTGACAAAATAATGGAAACAGCGGCTCCAAAGCCACGAGTAAAGAAAGCTTCTCAAGCAAGAAAAGAACTTTCTGATAAAACGATTGAATAGTGATTATATATAGGGGTATAACGTCACTATTCGATGCGTTGTTCCCCATTTTTTGGATTTGAAAATAATAGAATTTTACATATATATAATAAGGAAGGAAAAGGATTGAATGAAAGAAACTATGCAAAGCGACCGGACAGGAATTACTTATATTCCAGCCGACAGCATTAGAATTCTGAATATTAAACAGGCAGGATTCTATATGGAAAATTCAGCAACTTTGCTAGACGTATATCCAAGTAAAGACTTTAAAACTGGTGACGATATTGTTGTATTCGTTTTTGATAAAAAAGAAACTTTTGATTTATACAGAAAATGGATGGATAGACGTAATGAAAATATTGGAGAAACAAATTAGAAAATATGTTATTGCTACTCTCTCATCTCCTACTCGCTATTTAAAATCCCTTCACTTTGGAAGATATTGTTTTGTAGAAGACATCGAGGGAGCTACTAAGTTTCTAAGAAAAAAACTTGCAAATAAAATGATCTCTTACTACATAGCTGACACCGGAGATTCAGATGTTGAACTTGTTGTTGTTCCTGTCGAAATAACATATAACTTAATTAAAGAGATGGTGGATTAGATGGGATTATATTTAGATAACGCTTCTACTACTCCCCTTTTGCCGGAAGTAAAAGACTTTATAATAAATAATCTTGACACTTTTGGAAACCCAAATTCGAGCCATAAAATCGGCGACAGAGCAAAAGATATTATTGATTATTCTGCGGAGAAAGTTGCAAATCTTATAAACACAAATGCTGAAAATATTATTTTTACGAGCGGCGGTTCTGCGAGCAATACTTTAGCCATAAAGGGTTTTTCAGAAGCAATGCAACATTCTAAAATATTATACTCGCCTACTTGCCACAAATCAATTATAGAAGTATCAAAACGTATGTTTGTTTCCAAGTCACTAAACGTAGATGGTACAGGGCGCATAATTGTTAGCGATTTAGAAAGATTACTAGAAGATAACATATTATATAATACTCTCGTTGTTGTAGATCTTGGAAATTCCGAAATTGGAACCGTACAAAATATATCTCTCATCAGTGAAGTAGTACATAGATATAATGCATATTTATATGTTGACTGCACGGGTAGCATTCCATATATTCCATTAGATGTGCAAAAACTTAATATTGATATGGCTGGATTTTCAGCTCATAAACTTGGAGCTCTAAAAGGATGTGGCGTTTTATTTAAGAAAAGTGATGTTCCACTCTCTCCTCTCATTTATGGCTCTGATGATTATTTTTCTGGAACTCAGAATGTCTTAGGGATTGGTTCTCTCGGCGTATCTGCTGAATTATATCCGAATTTTTATAAAAAAATCAATTCAAAAAACAGAAGTATATTATATAGCGAATTAGAAAAGCGATTAAATAATTTTTATCTTGTAGGCAGTTCAGAATATAGACTTCCATGTAATCTTAATGTTTGCTTTCCCGGAGTTGATTCTGGAAACGTTGTTAGTATTCTTGACGACAAGTATGACATTCAATGCTCTGCTGGCTCTGCTTGCAATAATTATTCTTCTTCACTATCTCCTACTCTTCTTGCAATAAAAGAAAAAAATCCATCAAGTTGCGTTCGTTTTTCACTTTCTGGTTTCGAAAAAAAAATGGAATTAATAGATGCAGCGAAAAAAATTGCGAGTGTCGTGGAGGGACTTAGATATTGAGCCGAACAAAATACAATGTAGATAAAAATACCGCTATAAGGACGTGTAATGATATAACGTTTGATTCAGTGGTTGAAAAAAGATATTACGAAGAAGTTATTCTTCCTGCGTTTGAATCAAAAGAAATTACTCATTATGAGCTGCAAAAGACATATGAGCTTCAACCAAAGTTTAAGCATGAAGGGAAAACTGTTCGAGCAATTAATTATGTCGCAGACTTTTTTGTTGTATATGCAGACGGAACATCTGAGGTTGTAGATATAAAGGGATTTCCTGATTCTGTATCTAAAATAAAAAGGAAAATGTTCTGGTATAAATACCCAGATATTAAATATAGCTGGATTTGCTGGTCTAAGATAGACGGCGGCTGGCGCGACTACGATTTTGTTAAAACTCAGCGAGCAGCCCGCAAACGAACCAAAAGTAAGAAATAAAAAATATGGAGGAACCGGATTTATGATTAAATTTAAAGAAATTACTGCGAAAGAATTATGCGATGGATATAGCAAATGTGCAACAGATAATTTAAAAGATAAATTTTTCAGAGATAATTTTAAGTTAAGAACTGAGTATATCCCATACACCGAGAAAATCGGAATTGCGGAAGCTATTATGAAGACATGCTGTCATTTAAAAGATGAAAATGGCGAAAATTCTTATTATGTGAAGGTCTCTTCTCCTTTTAAATATTTAAGTACTGTCCGTCAAATTGTCATTAGATATACGAATATTATCTTTAATGACTTAGCAAATAAGAGCTTTATTAATGAATACGATATGCTCATGTCTTGCGGTTTACTAGATAAAGTCTTAGCAAGTATCCCGCAAAGAGAACTTCAAGAATTTAATTCCATTTGTAATATGGTATATGACGATATCATGACAAATTACTATGAACCTCATGGATTTATCACGAATAATTTGAGTCGAATTACGAGTGTCTTAAATAAGACAAGTACTCCTCTTTTTAATTCATTATCTAAAAAAGTTTCAAATATGGACGATAAGACATTTCAAAAATTAATTTCTTCTTTGAAGAACAAAATTGCAAAATAATATACGATAGGAAGTGATGACATGTCCGGCATATTACAAATAAAAATACGACCTGAAGAGGTAAAGAAATCAGAACTACACAGTGATTTAAAAAAATACACTATGGCGTTTGCAAAAGAATATGTCCGTATTGGGGCAGACGAGCTCACGAAACAAGCTCAAACTGCAATGAATATCTTCTATAGTGACTACACTCCTCAGTATTACGATAGAACATATGACTTATATTCTAATTCATATTCAAGATATATCCACAATAACGGCAGTATTTATTATGGGGGAGTTAAGATTAGTGCCAATGGCATGTCACCTTACCATCATGGAAATGGCGAACCTGTTTCTGCTTCTATGATAGCAGATATGGGATGGCATGGTTTTCATGGGCCAGATATCGAAACAGCCCCTCCATTAGACTACTTGACTCAAATTTTAGATTCGATAAAAGATGACGCAGAACAAAAAGCCACCAAAGTAGCTGAAAATCTCAGCTATTCGGTAATAGAGTTCGTTTAACGGAGATGGTTTTAATTGGCAAATAATATTGCAATGTTAACACTTGCAACAAAAATTGACAATGCAAGTATAAATAAAACAGTAAATCAACTTTCAAAAAAAGTTAAAGATGGTGTAGAGAGTGCTTTCTCGGGAATTAATGAAGGAACCCGAAAGAGCTTTCAAGACACTATTGATTTTATCGGAAGTAAGAAATCTAGACTTAAAAATGTAAATTTAAGTGGCCCATTTAAAGAGCTTACAACGTCTATGCTTTCCAGCACAAATGCTGACGAATTGGAAGCAAGTTTTAAGAAATTTTCTTCTACTATAAAAATGCTGAACGATTTAGCCGCCGGAAGAGGTAAAACTGGTGGTATGATGCCGACATTAAAAAGTTTGGATAATTCCCAGATGTCTAGATTAATTGATAGCCTTTACGAAGAAAAAAAGGCTAAAGAAATTCTAGATAGCAAGACTTTAAATGGAAGAAAAGCCAAAGATTTATATTCTGAAACAGAAGCTAAAAGTATCGATGAACTTCTTAAAAAATACCCGAAAGCAACTGCGGAAGCCGAAAAATTCAAAAAGGAGCTCTTGTCTCGTGACGAAAAAGGTCTGTACAGTAAAGACTCTTCTCCGGTAGAAGAATACTCTAAACTTGTTGGGCTTTTAAAAGAAATGGAGAAAGATTCTCCCAAAAAAGACGATAGAAGCATTATCTCATATGGAAAAGAAATGGAAAATGTGTTTTCTTTATTGTCTAAATATGAGTCTAATACCGAAAATTATGATTCAGAGACAAGAGTAGGTCAATTTCTAAAAAAAGTACGAAACGATTCCGGGAATTTAAAAAAGCAAGATACTTACTATCAATACAGAGGAATCAACTCTGCAGAAGATTATATCAATGCAATAAATTCTCGTATTGTAAGCAAAAAAACAGCGGAAAAGGATTCTCTTATTCGTAAGCTCCAAGAAGAGATTCAAAAAAGGGATGCAAAAGTAGCTGCCAGTTATGAAAAATGGCAAAGCGAATATTCTGGAGGAACGGGAAAATCTTCAATTGCGAAGGATCCTGACAACTTCAAATCGGCAAAAATAACGGTCGAGCAATATGATGCGGCTCTCAAGAATTTAAAAGAAACTCTT